GAACCGCTTCACACAATGTTTCCCTGGTTAGGTTTATTAACCCGCTTTCTCTTGCGAGACTTAGTGCGACTTCTTTAATCTCTTCTGGTGTCATTTTATTAATCCTGGAGTTGGTTATACATTGATAGACATTAACGCATAATAACGTAAGTGTCAATTACAGTCGGTTCAATCGTAAATTTTCAGCAAGCGCACCCCATGTATAGCCTGACGCATGAAGTAATATTACAAGCATGTAATTATCTCCGGTTGATAACTCAATGAATAAAGTCGCGGTTAAACCCACGCACAGTAGAAGGGTTAAATGTTTCATGTTGCGCTCCCGTCATTAGCAAATTTAGCATCGCCGCCAAGCGATACCACAAGTTCAATGAATCGTGCTTGGGCTTCTTCACGGGCTGACCCACTGTATCGCCAGTTACCCGCTTTGACTTCCCTGGCAACGAATTGACCAATGACTGTACCTACGTGGTGCGGTTCTATGGTCACAGGTTTAATGCCGATCAGGTCCGATGATTTAATTGTCTGGTTCATTTTCTTCGAGTCGTTGCACAACCCGTACCTGATGAATCGACCGTCTTCCGTCTCAACCGCACCTACGTTATTTCGCCACAGTCTCATGCCTTTCCGTGTGGCATCTAACCGTATGTTCGCCTGTATTGCCGCTTCCGATAAACCGTTTGCCGGTGGCGGATCAGTGTTAACCTGTCCCATCATGGTACGCAATTCCGTGATTGCAGCCGGTGGTATATTCCATCGGTTTGCCCACTCGTATAAATTCATAAATCGCTCCATTGTTCAGCCATTGCGTCAGCCCATCCCTGATAAGTTTTTGCTCTTTCTTTCCATCTATCAGGCGATGGTGTTAATTTGTTCTGTCCAGAATCGGTTTGATTCCCCCATCTACGTCTACCGTCTACTATTCTAGGTTCAATATGATATGTAGGTTTCAATGTTGGTAAATTCTTCAACCATAGACCAGTTTTCTTACTTGCGTCATGACCATACTCGTAAGGCTGAATGTATTGATCTGGTTTTCTAAGTCTCTTTGACATTACACCGACCGGATTTTCAATAGCGATATGTTTTATTGGTGCATTCCATAACCGCATGAAGAAATTAACGGCGTCTTCCGTTAGTTGCGGATCACGCAACCCCCGTGTTGTCCAGTGCATACCACTTGAACACAAATAAGTGCAATCGGGGTGTGCAATTAGTAAATCCCAACCGTCATGTAGAACATCCATGACATCACCTTCATAGTGATTACCTGGCGATTCTGTGGGTAATAAATCACAGGACCAGGCATAGTGTCCTTTTCTTGTGAACGCATTCCTCACCGTCCCGCTAAATTCACAGGCAACTAATACCATCATAAATCGCTCCAAACTTTCTCAGCTAATGTTAATGCTTCTTTTGCTGGTAACGTCTGCGCTGTGAGCACGTCTGTACCGTATTTAAAATAAAATCGCCGGTAAACTTCACTGTCACTCATCCCCTGTGATCTACGTGCGCCACACCAATGAGCCAGTGCTTGCCGTAAAGCTTCGTTCACTTGCAGCCGTTCACGTTGACGTTTCATTGCCGCTTTAACGCCAATTTCCGGTGCGTGTTTCGCCTGTAATTCAGCAGCAACCTCCATCGGTGTACGGTTAGCAATTTCTATATCCCCACGCATCTGTGCCAGTGTTGCAGCGTCTAATTCGATAAGATCACCGTCAACCTGTTCAGGGAGTGAACGACCTTGTGGGGGATTCTCGAAGCCGCACTCAGGACATATTTTGTGGATACGCTCATAAACAGCGGTACAGTGGACACATGCTTTCACAGGAATCACATCATCTGGTGTACCGCTTGATCGTTTTTCACGCCGGTCAAGAGTCCATTCTTTCGGTGAATCTGGTAAACCATGACGAACCACGTTACCCACATGATCAATAATGAGCGCGAATAATTTCCCGTCCAATGGTCTGAGAGAACGACCGAATTGCTGGACGTAGAGACCGTAAGACTGCGTGGGTCGTGCCATGCTGACAACTTCTATGGCTGGTAAATCGAACCCTTCACCGAAGAGATCAACATTGACCAACTGTAATAATTCACGGTTGCGGAATCGTCTGATGATCGCTGTACGGTCACGGTCCGGCGTCTTAGCGCTCACAACCTCGGCAGGTACGCCAGCATCATTAAACTGTGCGGCAATTTCCGTAGCTGTTTCAACGTCTGTGGCAAACGTAACACCGAGTTTACCGTTAGCTATACGCTTATAATGCTGGACAACATCACCGACAATGTGAGATTTCCGTACCGCTGTGGTCAATTTATTCTTACTGTAATCACCTGTTGCGGTGCTAATAGTAACGTTATGCAAATCAATATCGTTTGGTGGCGCAAATATCCTGTATTCTGTTAGGAATTTATCGTTAATCAGGTCGCGCATTGAGGGACCAATGACCATCGTGTCGAACACACCGTCAGCGTGTCGCCCTAAACCTTTACCATCGGCACGAAGCGGTGTTGCCGTCACCCCCAATCCTTTAGCGTTGGGGAACATTTTCACAGCTTGACCCCATTTATTGAACATTTCGATACCGCTCTTGCTGATGTGATGGCAATTATGGACAGTGATTCCGTTTGCTACATAGGTGTGCAACCCTTCAACTTCAATATTGTAGACATAATCACTTGTTTTATTTTCGCTGGTTCGGTCAATATCTCTTCGTTCGAGAATCGAAACACTTTCCAACCCGCACCAGTAAGCAGACGGTCTTTGCGTTGATCTTGTTCTTGTCTTTTTATCGTCCCATGACTGTTCCCGTCTGCTTCTATCGCTATTTTTAACCCTGTGTGACCACAGTCTATTTTGTAATGATTGGGGCAGCCAAGTGAGCGACCATCCGATCCTGTTTTTACTATTAGTTGATTCACGAAACCAATATCTCCAAGCATCTCGTAGAGTTTTAATTCTGCTTCGGTAGGAGGTCTCCCGTTTCCACCTCTTACTTTCGGTTTGTGACCCATCTTTTTCAATGTCGTTGAGACTTTCTTCCTTGTTTCCGCATCTCTCATTGGGTTGTTTTTCTTCATTCGTTCTGAGGCGTATTTTTTGTTGGTCTTTGCCATTGTCTCCGAAGATACCCGCCTTCTGTATTCGTTTGAGCAATCCAGTGAGCAGTATGCTCGACCTGTTTCCTGCAAGCGTTTTATTTTCCATTTTTCGATTATTACTATCGCTTTTTGACAAATTGTACATTTCGCTGTTGTGAGCATGAATCAATACCTCATCGTCGAGTGTTAAATTACCTGCGTCTACCCACCCTCTTTTAGTCCAGAAAGGGTGTCCTTTCGTCGATGTTATTACATGGTGTCCTTTTGTTTCTAGTCGCACCATGTGATTCGGACTTGGATTTTTAAATAATCGGTTGATTCTACGTAACTCGTAATCGCCAGTTTCTTCATTGAACGCTGTTACTTTCTGACCTACTTTAAGTTTTTCAATTGGTGTCCCGTCCACTAATGTACCAGCGGGGAAACACTCATCGATCACCCACAACGTCACGGTATTTGCCCATTCTTTTAACTCACGATCACGTCTAACGAGTGTGTCCACACCAGCAACTGCACAACTGGCAGAAGGGTTGTAAAACGATTTGCCGCATTCCTGGTAATGGATGTCGCAGCAGAATTTGACCACGCTTTTAGGTCCGATTATTTTGTGTGGTACTTCCTCTCGGTTCAACGCTAGACTTATTTGCCCAACTAATTCCTGTCGGTGAGCGATGACAACACTAGGTTCATTGTGTCGGTGGATAGTGTTGGCGAACAGGACTGTATTATGAGTTACTGTGAAGTCACCTAACATGAACAAGTGGTCTTGGTCTATGGTGAACCCGTAATATTTACCGATGCCAACCTGCTCCACTTTTATGCCTGTAGTCAACACACTTTTGGCTTGTTTTCGGGGTGATGCTTTCAATCGTTTTAATATCACGGGTATGTCTTCCATTCCCTCCCCTGATATGGATATTCTATAGTATGTATTTGATACACCATTGTTGTAACATGTCTTCGTGCATTTTTTGACGTATGCTGCAAACCCTAATGATCTAGCAATGTAAGCTATGTCATCAGCCAGTGTTTTAATTTTCTGAATAATGTCGTAATAATTGTGATTCAAATACCCGTCACTATCTATCAGTCCAGCGAGTAATTCCAGCCTTTGTTCATTTGATCCCGTTTTATAAATCAGAGGGATATGCTTGTTGCAGATTAAGTCGTATTTCTTTAATTGCGTCAGAGTTTTACCTCTTTTCCAATCATTACTTATGGAATAAGTTGAGCACCTATTTTCGGTGCTTGTATCTTTAATTTGTTGTCCGGTTTGTTTAGCGAATTCATACAGGTATTCCACTATCTCACTATCAGCGGTTGTAATGTGCGGGTGTCTCTTCGTGCCGTCACCCAACCATAGACCGAGAAAGTAAGGTGGTAGAAACTCACTGTATTTTTTCTCGCTGAATGAACGACCGCACCTCCAACCCTTGTGAATATGTTTGAAGTATTTAGTCTTACTCATGTAATCACGAACGGAAATATTTACTATTTCTCCTTTTCTTAGGTCGTTTCTATGCTCCCCTGTTCTTTTAAGGCTTAATATATGACTCTCATTCACCACATAAGGATCGCCCTTTATAGGTGTCACTTTATATAGCATCTCGTGACCAGTGCATATACTCAATACCTTTCTCGGTTTGTCGTCTGGTCCACTTAGCAAGTCACCAGTTTTAATATTTTCCACGGGAGTTATTTCGCCGTTGTACATGAGTATCGGAGTACCTTCACCTAAGCATTTACCTGATCCGGTGGGCGATACAACACACACATTGCGCATCCCCTGTGACCACGCTTCGTAAGTTTCATCCTGTACTTGTTGTTGGTATGGCCTGAGTTTCATTCGTCCGCTCCTATCTCGCACGATTCGCCACAGGCGCTTCCAGTGTCTAAAGCGGGGTCAAAATCTATTCCATGTTCATACGGATCGTCAACGTACTCAGTGAACTCAGTGTCACGCGATGTTGCTATAATGTCATCAACCGTTAAATGTTTTCTAAACCAGTATCTTCTACCTTCGTGTGCGGCTTTCGTATGACCATTCACATGGCTGTATTCTTCTTCCATTCTTTTAGGAAAATCGAATATAGAAGGGTCTTGCTTGGCAAGTGTTAAATGTTTTCTCATTGTTTTCTTCCAGCACCAGACACAATTCCCATACGCATCATTCGGTATTTGTAAATCAAAAGACCATTTCTTAATTTCTAACGCTATATCCCGTTTTGTCATCTCCCAATCAACCAATGGATAAATGAACCCTAACTCCTCTCGTCTAGCACTCACCCTGTCCATTTCGTCTGCTCTAATACCTATTGCGGTAAAATAATTTCGCTTTTTACCTCTGATAAAACCCTGTGATTTAACATACGACTCCATAACATCCGTCTTTAAACGAGCGGTACACGCAGGACTTGTCATGTTGAAAATACCGTACTTTTTAACCACCTCTTCAAATGGTTCACCATTGCGCGATGCTGTTTCATAATTTACGATTTTATGTTTCACTCCTTGACCACGTTCTGGATTGACCACGGTTTCTAACCACACAACGGGCCAATTGAAGTGGGTCTCACATTCATGCACGAAATCTAAAGTTGCAGGGTGTTCGCACCCAGTGTTAGCAAATGTAATTCTTATGTCGTGCGTATCTTTATGGTAGTCCCATAGCATTTTTGTCATCACTGCGCTTGTTCTGCCACCACTAAAAGATATTAATAGTTTAGGTTTCATTTATTTCTCACTTACTGTTGACAATGACGTTACTATACCATAATATCTCAATACGTCAACAACAAACAACGAGGAACGAAGATGGACTTAACGCTGAAAGATTTAACACCCGAACAGGTTATCGAGATCGCTAAATACGTGAAGACGCAGGGCGATGTACCGGCACCAGTGGAACCGCAAGTGGTCGCACCAGCACCAGCACCAGCACCAGCACCAGCACCAGCACCAGTGGAACCAGAACCTACACAAGAGGAAGTATTAGAAGCAACCAGTAAGATACCAATGGTGACACACGAAGAGTTAACAGCAAAAGAAGGTTTGGATGCAGCGGGTATTCCTTGGGATGAGCGTATTCACAGTAGCGGAGGTGGTAAAACTGCGCGTGGTGTCTGGAAGAAACGTAAGAATGTGCCAGCGTATGTGTATGATCAAGTAATGACAGAATTGAAAGGTGGTTCAGTACCTACGGCTGACGTGCAAGCGGCACCAGCACCTACGGCTGACGTGCAAGCGGCACCAGCACCTACGGCTGCGGAAGTGTTCGCCACACCTGATAACGTAGTTGCTATCGCACCAGAACCAGAACTCAGCTTACCGGAAATTATGCTGGCAGTTACCAGTGGTCAAGTTGATCAGACGTTGGTATTAAACACGCTCAATAAACACGGGCTTAAATCCATCGCTATGTTGGGTGGTCGTCCTGATCTGAAACCCATAATCATCAAGGAGTTAGGTTTATCATGAGCGAACACTCCATCTTACCACCGTCCGGTGCTTCCGCATGGGTTGAATGCGCTGGATGGGTAACAACGAACCAAATGTATCCTGAACCGGATACTGACGCTTCGACCGAGGGTGATAAAGCCCATGAGTTAGCTGCGGGATTAATTGCCGATGCTGCAAAAGGTGTTTACCAGCCTTCCGACAATGAAGCGGTGAACATGTATGTCGAGTATGTGCGTGATCTGATGCAGTCAACGGGAGTATTCACGCCACACATTGAAGAACGTGTGCGAATGCCGAACATTAATGAGTTGATGTGGGGTACGGTGGATTGTTGGTTGTTCGATAAAAAAACCGTGACACTTCACGTAATCGACTTTAAGCATGGTCACGGGTTAGTTGAAGCGTTCGAGAACTGGCAGTTGATGTCATACGTGTTTGGCATATTTAATGACCTTGATGTGAACGGCGTTGATGATCAGTACATTAACGTGTGTATGACGATTGTTCAGCCCAACGGATTCCACAAAAAGGGTCCGATCCGCACATGGGAAACGAAAGCAAGTAACTTGCGTGGTTATGCTAATCGGTTAATTGCAGCAGCAGGCGCAGCGTTGATGCCCGACCCTGATACTAAGACGGGTCCACATTGCAAATATTGTCCTGCACGTCTCCATTGCGAAGCGGCGTTACGTGCTGGCAATGATTTGTATGAAGCTACTGGTAAGATTAATCCGATAGATTTATCACCGGCACAGATGGGTACTCAGTTAGCGCTTGTGAATCGTGCCATAGCTCACTTGTCATCGTTACAAACCGCACTGAATTCACAGGTCGAAAACACGATCAAACAGGGGAAAGTTGTACCAGGATTCATCACCGAACAGTCTTACGGTCGCCAGAATTGGAGCAAACCATTTGAAGAGGTGGTTATGCTTGGTGAAATGTACGATGTGAAGGTGACGAAAGACACTTTAGTTACGCCAAAACAGGCTCAGAAATTAGGTATTGACGAGTCCGTCATTATGGCATATAGTGAAAAGAAATCGACAGGCGTTAAAGTCGTTGAAGATAAAACAAATAAAGCAAAAGAGGTTTTCACACAATGAGCGATATTTTAATTACAGGTAGATTAGTTGGTGGTCATCCAATGAGCGGTCACGCATTAGTCGATGATCGTACTAAACAACCGAAGATGCAAGCTGACGGCACTACACCACGGGTTCAATTTTACGTTGGTGTGGCAATTGCTAAAGCTGGTGAACAACACTGGAATCAAACTGAATGGGGTGCTCAAATTTGGGCGATTGGTCAAGCTGATTTCCCTAATGGTGAGTTTAACGCACCTACGTTCGCATGGAAGATCGTTGACGGTGATTCTGCGATACCAAATAAAAACGGTAATAAGCCATGTGACCGTGAAGGCTATCCTGGTCATTGGGTGATTAATTGTGCAACCGAATTACCGATCAATTGTTTTCATGCTGGTAAATATAACCCACATGAGCAAATACAGGACAAGAACGCGATTAAACCAGGCGATTACTGTCGTGTGTTAGTGAATGTTAAAGGTAATAATCCATCACCATCACCAGGCGTTTACATGAACCCAACGATGTTTGAACTGAGTCGTGCGGGTATCGCCATCCAGTTAAGTTCTGGACCAGACGCAGCAAGCGTGTTTGGTGGTACTCAGGCGGTATTGCCACAAAACGCAGCTATCGACCCTAACGCTGGTATTGCACCAGCGGCTCCGGTTGCACCAGCGGCTCCGGTTGCACCAGCGGCTCCGGTTGCACCAGCGGCACCAGCGGCACCAGCGGCACCAGCGGCACCAGCGGCACCAGCGGCACCAGCGGCACCAGCGGCACCAGCGGCACCAGCGTACGATATGGTCACGCCTCCCAAGACTTATGATGTTGGTGGTACGCAATACACCGCTGAACAATTGAAAGCGGTCGGATGGACTGACGAACAGATTGCAGCGTTGGGTTAATGTGGTACGGACGGGGTGACGTCCGTCCAACTCGCAATAATGTCAAAGAGGAGTGAGTTAAAAATGGTGGACGAAACTGAATTTGGCATCATGGACGCAGACCACGAATCGAGGCTGGACGATAGCAAGAATGGTCGTCAAAAAATAACAATTTGGTGGGCTACAAAAATCGGGTACAGACGTGAGATAGAAGGTACGAAAGAAGAAATCAACCAGATAATTCACGACATAACAGAAAGTGACTCACAAGAAGAACACTTATTTGATTTGTGCGAACGTAATTACGAAGAAGATTTTGACGCTGACTTAGATTGTTTTGACGTTGAAGATTTAGACTAAATAATGTCGGAGGTTAAATTTTGAGAGTCTTATCTGAAAGTAAGCCAGTTGCGAAAAAAGATTACCAATGCGATGCGTGCAACTGGCTTATTGAAGTCGGGGTTAATGACATCGGATTAACTTTTGCAGAGTACCGGCAAGTTGTGAAAGCAAAGCGGAACGGGTGGAAAATCCGAAAAGGTGAACATTACTACAAGCAAGCGCAAATATTCGATGGCGAGTTTTGCGTCTTTAAAGGCATACCGGCAATCGTTGATATTTGTCAAAAGTATAAGCTTTTTGATGGTTGTTATTAATCGTAATAATGTCGTATAGGAGTGAGTTAGATGATACGAAAAACAGTAACTATGCCAAGCGAATTGAGCGGCGAAAATGGCGGCAAATACCTAATGATTGGCGAGTTCTTTGAGGAGGTTTCTGTCAGGTGTGAAGAATGTGACGATGGATGCAACGAATGCGGATTTGGCGGGTATCGCAAAGAAAAAATACCCGTGTCATGGGAAACGATAAAACAGATTTACAAAAAAGCAGTTGACCATTTTGCAGAGCAAGAAGCTCAAATGTCGGTAGTTAACTATTAGGAATGCAAACATGAATGAAGTAAACGTAATAAGTATGTCAGGCGGCAAAGACTCTACAGCAATGGCTTTGCTTGCTGTAGAGCGCGAAACGCCAAAAATGAATCATGAGGAAGTTCTAGCGTTTGCCAGAATGAATAAGGATAAAATTTCGCTAAAGCCAGACGCTGTTATAGCCGAGCTAAAAGAGCTAACCAAGCGATATATCGAGCGCTTTGGGACGCGGCGTGAACGATTAGAGATTCTTAACACATAACCCGTAAATAAACGGCTGTGCTTTTTACAGTCCGTTTGATTTTGTTGTTATGTGATTTATTTATTAAGAAGGAAATATTATGGAATTGCCAATGATAGTTTTTATGATTTGTTTTTTAGGTTTAGTTTATGCGGCTTCTAGGTGATTTATGAGCATTATTGCAACAGTTTCAGGATGTACACAGGTGGGTCAAGACACATATAGAGACCGGCACGTTAGCCGAGAGTTTGACGAAAAGCGCAGTATTGCAGACATATTAAGTTGGGCTAAAAATGAGCTTGGACGAGACCATGTTAGCATTTGTGAGATACAACTTAGCGAATATACAGGCAAGAGCTTGTAACACATAACCCCAAGCACAACGGCAAGCGTAGCGCGTCCACTGATGCTAGTTTTTATGCGCTACATTACCTACAAAGTGAGAAATTAGAATGACTGAACAAGCTATTGAAAAAGAGATTCAAGAAAAGAACTTAAACGCACCACGTTTAACTCCTGACTTGATTGATGCAGCGATTAAAGACGAGGATTACCATGTATTTGAAAAGACCTGCTTGACAGTGTGCTGTTTGACATTGCGCAATGGCTTTACTGTAACGGGTGAAAGCGCGTGTGCAAGCCCTGAAAATTTTGATGCCGAAATAGGCAGAAAGATTGCGCGTGAAAATGCTCGTAATAAGATTTGGATGCTTGAAGGCTACCTGCTTAAAGAAAAACTAGCAGCCTAGCTTTGCGCTGCTTACATAGGGCGCATAACACTGCATTAGAAGGAATCCGCATAACACCCTAAAAAGCGGATTCCGTATAAATCTAATTGCTGTCGAAAAAGAGAGTAAGAATTATGAAGCTAGTAGACTAAAGGTGCGCACCGAAGGTAGGTCACTGTATAACGGTAGTGCGGGTTCGCTTCTTCCATTAACTAACAGGAGTTAAATATGAACAAATTAAAATCAGCAGTAACATCATTAATCGGCGCTTGTCATGATGCAGCAGTGCGTGGCAACTGGTGGCACGATATTGAAACAGGCGAACCACTTGAACGTAATAAAGGTGAATTATTGTGTCTAATTCACAGTGAGATTTCAGAGACGATGGAAGGTGCTCGTAAGGGTCGAATGGACGATCATCTGACTCATCGTAAGCAGGAAGAAGTTGAACTGGCTGACACACTTATTCGTATCTTCGATTACGCTGGTGGGTTCGGATTAGACGTTGCTGGTGCGTTAGTTGAGAAACTTGAATACAACGCTAAACGTGCTGACCATGACCCAGCTAACCGCATGAAGGATGGAGGTAAGAAGTTTTGACAGTCGATAACGTGAACCATCCTGAACATTATCAATCTGACAATGGGATTGAATGTATTGACGCTATTGAAGCGGCATTAACACCCGAAGAATTCAGAGGGTATTGCAAGGGTAACGCTTTGAAATATGTGTGGCGTGAGCGTAAGAAAGGCGGTGATGAATCATTACAGAAAGCTAACTGGTATCTGAATCGGGTGAAAAAATGATCAAAGGTCGTAATAAATGCAGCGGGTGTGGTCACATGTACGATCAACACCTCGATAAATGTCCGAAGTGCGATGCAATGCAGTGCTTTAGCGACTTCGTTCAATATGATGGCCGTGATTGGATATACGACATTGAGACATATCCCAACGTATTTACAGCGGCTTTTAAGCATGTGGCGACCGGCACCAGACGCATATTTGAAGTTAGCGAACGTCAAAACGATACCGAAGCCCTTTGTGAATTCCTTGTGATACTGCGTGACGCCGGTTGTCGAATGGTAGGTTATAACAACATCAACTTCGATTACCCTGTGCTGCACTACATCATGAACAACCTTTACGGTATGACGGTTAATTATATCTACCAAAAAGCGATGGACATTATCACTGGCGAACGATTTGCACACATCGTATGGGATAGTGAAATACTCATACCGCAAATCGACCTGTATAAAATTCATCACTTCGATAACCAGGCACGTAGCACCGGCTTGAAGATGCTTGAATTCAACATGAGGTCACAGTCCATCGAGGACTTGCCTTTCGAGGTCGGTACGGAATTAACGCCAGAGCAAATACCTGTGCTGATTAAATATAACTGGCACGATGTTGATGAAACCGAAGCGTTCTATCTCAAATCGTTGGATCGTATCGAATTCCGTGAAGAGTTGTCCACGAAGTACAACAAGAATTTCATGAATCACAACGATACAAAGATAGGCAAAGATTATTTCATCATGGAACTAGAGCGGTTAATGCCTGGTTCATGCTACGACCGTTCAAGTGGTAGGCGCGAGATACGCCAAACGTGGCGTAACAGTATTCCATTGCGTGACGTTATCTTACCGTATATTAAATTCGAGCAACCTGAATTCACACGGATACTTGAATGGTTCAAGGCTCAAACAATCGTTGAAACGAAGGGTGTGTTTACCGACCTGTGCGCCACCATCGACGGGTTTCAATATGATTTCGGTGTGGGTGGTATTCACGGTTCTGTTGAGTCGCAAACCGTTAGAAGCGATGATGAATTTGTCATTGAATCAAGAGATGTAAAGTCGTATTATCCTAACCTTGCGATAGCTAACGGGTTGTACCCCGAACATTTATCTGAGAATTTCTGTGATATATACAAGGATGTGTATGACCAGCGTCAGCGACACGCAAAGGGCACAGCGGAAAATGCCATGTTAAAGCTTGCGCTCAATGGTGTATATGGTGACTCAAACAACAAGTACAGTCCATTTTATGACCCTGCGTTCACCATGTCGATAACAATCAATGGGCAATTACTGTTGTGTATGTTGGCTGAACAACTAATCAAAGTACCAGGATTGAAAATGCTAATGATAAATACGGATGGACTCGAATATATTGCACCAAAGTGCTTTGTTGACCACATAAATCTCGTATGTCATTGGTGGGAAAAATTAACCAAACTTACGTTAGAACACATAGATTACTCAGTAATGTATATTCGTGATGTGAATAACTACATTGCTGTGGGTGATGACGGTTCTATAAAACGCAAGGGTGCTTATGAATATAAACTTGACTGGCATCAAAATTTCAGTCAGTTAGTGGTTCCGAAAGCAGTTGAGGCGTATTTATTGAAAGGTACACCCGTTGAACAATTTATCCGCAACCATCCCGATGATCACGATTTCACTTTGCGTACTAAAATACCTCGTTCAGACCAGTTGATGTTTAACGATACTGAACCGCTTCAACGAATCACACGGTACATTGTGAGCACGAACGGTGGAACTTTGACGAAAGTCGCACCACCGAAAAAAGGTTTTCAAGTTGGACAATGGAAACGTGCAAACGGATTGACGGACGGGTTTTATACTGGTGTAATTGCCGAACTGAACTCACAGAATCACACGGGGGACGTTGATGTTACGGGTCTACCATGGGATGAACGCATAAATACTAAGAATCGCAGTAAATATGAGATACGGAAGACAGGCATTGAAGTGGGCAAACGGGTTACTATTTGTAATAATATGCGTGACTTTGATCGAGATAGCTTGGATTATAACCACTACATAAACGAAGCGATGAAACTAATTAAACCATTGGAGGGTTGACCGTGAGAAAGAGTGACGAAGGGTGTCTATGCGCAGTAACCGCATTCATATTTTTATTTAGCGTGTATATGGTGTTTGAATCATTTCTCTAATCTATCAGCAAAAATACCAATCAAGCGATCAAGTCTAGCATTCATTTCTTTAGTCTGATCGCGTTGAGCGGCTTCCATGCTGTTAAGTATTGTCATGATATTAATTAGATCACGATCCAAATCCACACGTTTGACATAGGTGTCTTTCACATCGTCAATCCTTTTATGCACGTTAGTCAATGAGTCGTTATAATCATCATGTCGTTCAATGACACGTCTTTCTACTTCATCATGTCGTTCCTGTGAACGTCTTTCTACTTCGGTAGCTTTTTCGTCAATCTTTTCACTGATGCGGTTGTGATTATTAATCACCCATCTGACCACACCAACTAACGCGCTACTAAAGGTAAACATTATCCCGAAGAACGTAATTATATCGTTAGAAATCGTCATGCTTACCAATTACCTCTCGTCCAACCACCAGCACGAACACCAGCCCAATACATCCATGCTTTCCACTTGGACACGCCTAAATCAATAAGCATCTGATGAAACATATCGTCACATTCTTTTCTTGTTTTCCATTTATTATGATACATGTGATCATGAAAGACAGCGGCTTTTCTACTCTTGCCAGTTTTAGAAAAGAACGGGCGTAAAATAGCTGGAATACTCGCTAGATCAGTTTCGAACCCAGCTTCCACGCTGTAATGTATCAGTTTTGGTCCTGAGTAAGATACTTCATCGACAACACAGAAGAACCCTGGTTTATCGTCCAAGACATCCAACCGTAAATTAGTGAATATACCTTTCATATTCTCCACCCTAATTTTCTTGCATACCACAAATCACGTTGAGTTATTCTGCTAGTCTTTATGGTCGTCTTCAACACACCGGCTTTCATTAAAGCACACGCTACCAACTCAGAACAGAACCACTTCTCATCGTTCTGCCAATTTTTTCTGAATGGTAATGCTGCGAGGGCTGAAAAATCGTAAGGTTTACCCACTTGGCGATTCAACCAAGTCTCGGCAATGTCCTTATTCTGATCGTCCACTATCACTGACTCATGATCAGGATACCGTTTGTCGAATTGTGCAAAGGTTGATCGCGTAACCCCATGTTCGAAAGTCGCTTCATAAACATGATGATTAACCATAATAGCCACATGGCTGAACTGGCTGAATGTCGCAAACTTAATCGCCTCAGCAGCGAGGTTCTTACCTCTGCAAAAATATACGATCATATTCCTAGCGCCTGTTTCACAGTGGTAAGTTCATTCAGTGTGGTACATGCTTCGATCTGTGCATCACCGACAATACGTTGACCCATTAAGTCGCCAGAAGCGGAACTGAATGCTGTAGCGTTAGTAATGACCGTTGGCGCTAACTCGTCCTTAGTCATACCTGACGATGCACATGTGCTGTCCATCATAGGTGTTGATGTCAATGGGTCGGCAAGATACGCTTCGGCCTCAGCGGTAAGCACAGGCCAAGTGAGGCGTTCGTTATCAGGGTACTTCTCGGACAATGCCGCCATTTGACGGTTGATCTTACCCTTCCAAACCAACAACGCTTCGGGAATGGCTATGTCTGCCAGTATTTGTGCTTCGGTGCGTCTAGCCATTATATGACCCTCACTTTAAAGTTTCCGTCAACCAGTGCTTTGAATTCCACGTTTTGGGTGTCTGGTGCGTTCCATTCGTAGTCTGTGCCGATTATAGCACCTTGGTCAGTTGCGTTAGCATCATAATCAATTGTAGCACCGGCATAATTAAACCCACTACCATTCACCGCGAACATAGTCACAGCTATATCGTAAGTCGTAGTTACAGCAGGGAATACTGTTGCAGCCTCGAGTTGGTCACGGTCCATTTGGTTCTGTGCCTCTGTTTGGGCATCACTCAAAGCCCCCGACAAAGTATTCACACTCGCCGCTGTCCAAGTTTCTAAAGCGTAATCACCGTTACTGTTATATTCCCAAGTTCCACCATTATCTCGGACGATATTACGTGCGCCTTGAGTACCATTAACAATATGGAAAGTCACACGGTCATCATTGCTCAAACTGTAATAAATCTCATTGCCATTAAGTGTAGAAGCTTCAACAATACTGTTAATCTCTGTCCAAAATTGGGTATCAATTTGACCACTGGCGTTGGTTACAGCGGTTAAGAATATATTACGGTAGGGGTAGAAGGTTAGTTGATAAGTGCTGCCAAGAGTATATTGGTAAACCTCTTCTGGGGTAGCGTCTGAAATAAACAGGCTCACACCATCTGATGAGAAATTTGCCCCGTAAGCGGTGCCAGTTAATCCCGTATAAAAACTTTCTGATGTATAAGAAGCTGTAGATATGTCCCATCCCGTTGATAGTTCATACTGATATGCGATTTTATCTGTAGTATTTATACATATCACATTCGTACCATCAGGACTAACGGCCATAGCGTATGGGGAGTCAACCTCAGTAGTAATACTGAAAGACTTAGTGTCATAAGATGCTGTTGATATGTCCCAAGCTGTGCCAAGAGTATATTGGAATATGGTGTCGTTGGTTTTCCCTAGCACAAATAACGTAACCCCTGTCGGGTCAAAGGCTATTTCGATGGGGGCTGTATCTTGAGCATTCACACTAAAGGATTTACTTGCGTAAGAACCAGTAGATATATCAAATGGGGTACTGAGAGTATATTGATAAATGGTTCTATTAGTTGTGCCGACAACGTATGCCTTAGTCCCATCTACGCTGAGGGCTATACCGAATGGATTAGTCTCTTGTGCAACCACACTTAACGTTTTACTCGCATACGTGGCTGTGGATATATCGTTTGCTACGGATAAAGTGTATTGAAAGATACTATCTGTACCAGCATCAAGAACATACAAAGTTAGCCCATCTACAGTAAGATGGATACTTGACATAGTTGTTGTTTGGGTTGATGTATCTAATAATTTACCGTCATCATTGTATGCAGCAGTGCTCAAGTCCCAACCAGTAGATAGGTCATAATTATAAACGGTGTCATTACCGAAAGATGATAAAAATAAGCCTTCCCCATCTGGTGTGAAATATATACCGAATGAAGTGGACACTTCTGGAACCACACCAAAATCGAAATTAACCGAGTCATAGGAAGCGGTGCTTACATCCCAAGGCGTACCAAGAGTATATTGATAAACTGTATCATTTGCAGTATTAACAACATACATCTTAGCACCATCAGATTTTATATACATTCCTCTAGGAGAAGTTGCCTGTGCTGCAATTGAGTGACTATTACCGGAGTAACTAGCAGTGGAAAAATCAAACGCAATAGCTAAATCGTATTCAAAAACCGTGTCAGTGTTATCACCTACCATGTAGAACTTAGTACCATCAGGAGATAGCGTGAATCCAAAACCAGAAGAGTTTTCCGTAGAAGTATCGAAATTAACCGAGTCATAGGATGCTGTGGAAACATCCCAAGCGACACTAAGAGTGTATTGAAAAGCGCCATTTTGCTGGTCATAAATGAATAATTTTAATCCATCAGGACTTAACGACATGCCGGTAGTTTGGGTTGTTTCAGCGGGAGTGTACTCATCAGCGAGAAAAGATGACGCCATGTTAAACGCATCAGTCAATTTGTACCAGTATATTGTATCACTGTCATAACCACACGCATACATGTTGTAGCCATCAGATGAGAACCATACTCCTGTTGGTGAAGTTTCAACATCGCCAACATACTTACTCACCGTATTGTAATAAGCATCTTGACGTTCATCTACATCGACGGTAATAGCACCCGCTTCAATCAACATACCCGTATCTAAATCATAATCAGAACCACCAACATCAACATTCCAGTTGCTATTCGCTTCACCAACTTGGGCAACTTCTTTAGTCACGCTTACAACTGGTGTGGTCGTAGCACTGCTCAACAATATTGTTCTGATTTCATCTGCCAGCATCGACTTGCTAAATTCAGCTAAAGATGCACCACCGCTTGGTGCCCATTGAGGGTTAGCCGTAGAAGGTTCCGTCAAGGTTATATCAGCCACATCAACTAGCAACTGCCAGTATGCACCACTATGGTAAACGCTGTACGGTACATTAGCCGCTCCGGTTTGATCAGACCAGTTACCTTTAAAATTAACATTACTGGATACGTTATCCGCAGCAGCTTCGGCACGATCCGCTTCCGTCTCTGAACGGTCGGCTTCTGTGGTTGCTAACGCAACTTGTGCAGCACCGTTATTCGTGGCGTCTATAGCCGACTGCGCAGCTTCATTAGCCTTCGTCTCCGACACAACCGCATTATCATACGTGTCACTGGCCAGTTGATTAGCTTCATCTGTCCAAGGGGTTAATGCCGCAACATGTGCATCAGCCTTGGTCACAAAGTTATCTGGATCATCCTGACGTTGAGGTGCATCTGGTAACGGACTGATCGGAGTTGGTGTAGTAGCCATTATGTTAAACCTTCCACTTCAATTGTTGCGGGTGAACTTACGGGATCACGGAATACTAAATCGAAATCTCGATAGTAACCGTAGACGATTGTCGCACCGTATTCTTCTGACCCAATCCACGTCACGGGCGTTGTGCGTAAATTGGCTAATAAATTCTGTATATAACTAATTCTATTCGTCTGCACATGGACATCATAGCTTGCAATCTTACTATAACCACGCTGGACCACAATCGGTCTACCGTATGCGTCAAGTTCCTTACGACTATAGTCAAGTATACCAACACCTGAACCATTTTCTGCGATACCTAACACCCGTTGATAACCAAGCGTTAATAAACCACATGCCGCTGTACCGGCTGGTGCGTTAATGGTCACAATGACATCGGCTGTGCTGTACGCCGGTAAATCGAGTAACGCTATGTCAGACTTAGTTTCAATCGGATTAAAATAATATTCATACCAGTCGTTGATGCCTTCGTTACTATTCAGCGATACAGTGGTGTCATAAACAATCCCATCAATAGGATCATCCATCTGCACTTGCACCTCAATACCAGCGAGGTTAAACAACGCGATGCCGTTAATCACTTCACCAGGCGTTATCGTCACGGTGATTGAAGTTGCTTGTTCGGTACGGTCGCTGATCTGATCTGAGAACATCGCCCATGTATTCGTAGCACTAACCCTGATCCAGTACGCGCCTATGCCAGTATTCGGATCAACATCGACGGTCGGTTTATTATTCGCGTCACTGGTGTGAGCCTGAACACACTCATACAATGTATGCACGTTCGGTGTCGTTATCTGACGTTGATTACCCACGCTGTAAGACTGCGATAATGCCCAATCTGGATTATCAGTTTCAGGTACATCGGTAGCCGTGAGCGTTGTATCGTCTATCAGCGTAGGTACAATAATTTTCATTACACAACCTCAACGTCTTGCGTGTCACGTAGATTAGGTAAACCATCACCTTCCCAACGATCAAGGCGTTTCGCAGTCTTATTACTACTACGTGCGATAGCTAACAACACCTGGTTCATCTCGTTTCGTAACTGTGAAATTTGATCTGCCACTGAATCACCCGACAACGCACTCATTAAATCATTATTATTGATTATACGCGATGGTCCGGTTAATTCTAGTTCTGGTCCTTCTTCACCCACAATCCGCATACCACCAGAGTGAGTACCACCATCTGCGAAAGTGGCGATTTGATCCGCTTTAGGTACACCAATGCCGCCCAAGCCGGTTGTATCAATATTCAATCCGTATGGATTCGTTGGGTCAGTGACCACAGGTTCAGATGCCGGTGCGGGTGCCAACAACTGCATGGACGCGCTCATTGCGTCAGACTGCGCGGTGTCCACAGGTTCTTCACTAGGTATTTCAACAACCTCAGTGTTGGACTCTGCAATTTGTTGCTCTAATGCTTGTCTCGCTTGACGTTCGGCATTCAACGCAGAACCAAACGCACTCACCGCATTCTCAACCGATTGCACACTGGTGTCGATACCGCGCAATGCGTTCAACTGATCTTCTGCATTTTGAAGTATGAGATCAAGACGAGCCATTTCTTCATTGAACTCTTGCTCCATCTTAGCAAGTTCGTTCTCAGCACGTAGCTCAGCAGCCGCTATTGATCGCTCAACATTCGTATCATTCGCTGCAATCGCTCGATCAGTGTCATCCTTAGCTTCGTCTATCGCTCGTTTAGCTTCGTCTTTAATCGCCTGCGTTTGCTCAGTTAACCGCTCAATTGTGATTTCAGCATCGGTTTTCTGACTCTCGCCTGAGTCTTCCAACTGATCAAGTACAGAACGAGTGACACCGACTTGTCGCCTGTAATCTTCACCAGTGGCGAAATCTTCCATCGTGAAGTTAGACGCAACACCAGCCGCATCGCCCGTACCAGTGAGATCACCAGTCACAAGGGCGTTTTGTAGCATTGCTAACGCTGTTGCACGTCTTCTTTCGCCGCTGACAGCCTTCTCGTTCATGTCTTCGAGCGTAGCAGTGATGCCGTTCAACTCTTTGGTAATCGCTTTAAGACCGTCTTTCGCAGCGTTTAACGCAATCTTATTAGCGTTTAGACGTGCTTTCTCTTCATCTTTAATTGCGGTGATACGATCAGCACCAGCGGACTTAATCGCTGTTGCCCTGGATTTACCAGCCGCTTTAATGTCGATGATTTCATTCTTGAGTTGTTCTTTACGCTCGCTCGTGGCGATGTCATATTCTTCCTTGATACCAGCACGTTCAGCTTCAACACTCGAACGAACACCGGCAAGTGCAGAATCAGCCGCACTCGCAGCCGCATCCAACGCACGTTGCGCAATCGTTTCAAGGTGTGAATAGTATTGATCAGCCATTGAAGTAACGCTTATGAACGTGTCAATCGCTTCACGACCTGATTCAGTGTTGGCATCTAACGTACCAGCAAGCGCCCACATTTCATTGCGTGTGTTAGGCAACGTGATACCAACCTCACCAAGCGATTCAGCGAGATCATTAGATAGCATCTCAAACTGCGCAACTTCCGGTGCAAACGCCTGGATGAATCCACTGGCGCGATCCGCAAGTGTTTCAAACCATTCACCGAGGTCTTCAACCGCATCAGTTGCTTCTTCAGTGGACTCTTTGGTCGAATCAAGAAGATTAATGTATTCAAGCATTGGACCCTGAATATCTAGCAGAGTAGCAATATTCTCTCTACCCGCTTCATCCAGTGCTTCCATCTCTGCCATTAAGTTAGCGAACTCTTGGCGTGTCGTTGGCAACGTGTCAGTGATGCCACTTAGTGCGTCCGTTAATCGCGCACCTTGTAGGTCAAGTTGATCAGCAGCGGTTAAGAAGTTCTTCTCAAAGAATGACATTTTTTGCGTAAATGCTTCAATGCCGCCTGACTTCTGAACCAGATCGTCAGCCGCTTGTACAAGTAACTCAGTGGGTACGGTCATTCTCGCAATCGCGTCACCTAACGGGTGTATCGCTACTAATGCGGGACCCCACACTTCACCCATTGTTTCAGCAACTTCAAACCCTAAGACATTGAACGCTTCTTTACCTAGCTCAAAACTTGTAGCTAATCTGGTCAACGCTTCCGCTGGTTCTTCACCAGCCTGCACAAGTTCATCAAGATAAGGGACAACATTACCAGCAAGATCATTAAATACTTCACTGAACAACGCCTGGAACTCAGCCGTCATTTCGTCAGCATCCATGTCTTGCAGACTAAGCTTCTGACCTTCAATCAAGGTGCTACTGATCGCTTCTTGTATGGCTGACTGATCAATACCTAACGCCTCAGCACCAGCCGTAACAGTAGTCACAATGCCGTCTAGGACGTTCGCAAAGTCATCATTCAAATCTTGACCTAGATCAACTCCTATACTTGTAAACTCGTCTGAACCGAATGATCGACGTTTCTGCACGTCAACAAACGCACCGATCATCGTATCATCAATTATTTCACCCAGTGGTCCACCAAGTAATTCAATACCCTTATCAACAACTCGCGTCCTACCGGCACCCACATCAGCAAATACTTGTTGCGCGATGTCATCAAACAGATCATTACCACTCGGAATATCTAAGTCAAAACCAAGTATAGTAGTCCTGCCTCTTAATTCCTCTGAGTCAAAATCCATCAACTCAGAGAAAGTACCCTTCAAGAATTCTGTACTGAACCCTGTGATCGACTCCGTAACACCTTCCAACGCTCGCAACATGCTTGTGTTGATATTCACAAGGGTGTCTGTCGCACTTGCTATCATCTCATTCGATGTGACTATTGAATCAGCTTTCTCATTGATACTACCAAGTACATCACCAGTACCTTGATCTTCCTGTCTTTCGTCTGCCAGGTTGATGAACTTATCTTCACTCGCTAACCCGCCAAGTAATCCACCAGCTAATCCACCCACCAAACTACCTAACGGACCAGCAAACGCACCCAAACCGGACAATGCTGTTTCCATGCCGGTTGATACCATCTCACCAATGGACGAAGACACTTTACCGCCAATCTCGCGACCAACACCATCCCAGTCACCCGTTGCGAGGGCTTCACCAAGCGTAGAACCGATTTCATCAAAGCCCTTAATGAATTCCTCGGAGAAATCTTCACCAGCGTCTTCACCTTTGTTTTTAAGGTTCTCAATCAATTCATCAAGGTATTCAGCTACGGTGTCAAATTGATCACCTGTAATATCACCAGCAATCAACGCCTTGTTAAGCAACCGATATGATGCTGCGATTTCTTTCATCCCAGCAGCCACAGGATCGGCTTTCTTAATCAACCCTTCCAGTGACTTCTCGTATGCTTCCTGAGATTTTATCGCTTCTTCCGTGGCTTTCTTTTGTTTCTTGAGTGCTTCGGTTTCGTCAAACAATGCACCGGCTTCTTTAGCGAGTGCAGCAGCATTGACATGTGTTGAATCTATACCGGCTTTTTTCAGAGTGTTGTATATGAATTGTTCACGGGAATCGCGCTTCAACGCTTCGCGTTCTTCATGGATAGACACTACAACTTTACCGAGCTGTATTGCCTGTTTATCCGCTAACGCAATAGCTTCTTCACGCAGCCTTATCACCTTCTTTCTGGCTTCCGCTTCTAAAAGCAAGTTCTCAATCTCAATGAGGTCAATCGCATTGGCCCCCATTTTTGCCGCCTTCTCAAGTTCAACAGCAATAGCGGATTTACCAATCATGCCAACACTGAATTTAAGTGCGTCAGTATATTCTTTAACGCTTTCTATCTTTTTATCAATGTCGTCATCATCACTGAAAACAGGCTGATTCAACTCTTCACGTTGTTGCTGTAGAACCATCAACGCTTCTTGCAGTTTATTTAATTCACCTCGTTTCACCAATTCGAGGTTAGGCGTTACTTTTATTTCATCTTGAATGGCTTTTATTCTACGCTCGGCCTCTTGCATTTTAGAGTTTAGTTCGCGTAGTTGTACTGACTTCAACCCTTGGAAAACAGACTCTAATTCGTCTTTCAATTCCTTGGTTTTATTCTTCAAACCATCCATTTTGTCAGTAGCGCCGGTCAAAGCAGTGATTAAAGTACCTCCGACCGCAGCACCTATCGCAATGAAAGCACCGACAATAGCACCAGTAGGACCAAACGCAGCCGCAATTTGAGAACCTTGCTGACCGAGTATGATCATAGAATCAGTACCCATTTGCATTTGAACGGCAATATCCTGAACCTGGTGCCCAAGGTTTCCAGCCGCACCACGCAATCTACGCATGGACTTACCGGCAATATTAGCTTGTTGAGTTAATAATGTAGTTCTTTCCTGGACCTGCTTTAACGACTCTTTATATTGAGCAAGTGTTATGACACCAGCTTGAAAAGCATCCTTCAATGCTCTTATGCTTCTAGATTGCTGATTAGTCGCAGCGAACAATGGGTCAAGCGTGCGTTTTAACTCAATATATCCTTGTTTGGCTCGATGTATTTCTCCGTTAGCCTCGGACGTTGCGGTGGTCGTACCTTTAATTCTCTCAGCAAGCGATGAATGCCTGTTCTTTAGTTGTGACATCGCAGCGTCATATTGCTTCTGATCAATAACACCTTCTTTGAAAGCACGATTTAAAGTCTTGACGCCTTCTTTAGTCTGATTAGTCACTGCTCGCAATGGGTCAAGCGCCATCATTAGACGCTCGTATTCACTGGCTGTTTTAGAGATTTCAGCCTCAGACTGTTTTGTTGCCGCAGTTAATTTCTTAGTTTCAGTTGTGAGAGTTTCATATCTATTCTCGACCTGAACCAACGTCTGCGCATACTGCTCTTGTGTGATCACGCCTCTTTCAAGGGCATTATCGAGTGTTGCGACACTTTGTTCATACTGCTTTGTTGCAGCGAACAGCGGATCAAGAGATGACTTGAGAGATGTGAATTCTTGTGTGGATTGCTCTATTGCGGCATTAGTTCTACGCAATGCCTCAGCAGTACCATCGGCTTCAGCAATGGCAGAACCGTATCGCTGTTGAACTTTAGCGAGCATATCAGCGTATTCATCACCGGCCAATTCACCTTTCTTCATTTCGTTGGTGATGGTGGTAATGTTACGGTCTAACTTTTGCTGTGCAGCAAATACAGGATCAAACGAGGACTTCAAGTCTTTATATGACCCTGACAGTCCATCGGTAGCACGTTCGGCACGTTTGGCAGCGGTCTCTAAATCCTTGAGTTTAAGACCTGACTTCTCAACATCAGTAGAGTCGATCTTTATACCTAAGACAACGGTTTCATCTGCCATTTAACGACCCTCTTATCCTGTGATCAGCTACTTTTCTTCTTGCTGCATGTATATCTTCACCAGTTTCATACGGTGCCGGTGTCATCGGTTCCTTGTATTCATTGAGACAACCGCAATACAACTTGGATAACTCAATTATAAATCGAGATTCCCATGTTTCTAAGCAAGTATGGGTCATATTCACCCATGATTCAATATCGCACCACTCCAAAGCCGTGTGACCATGAAAACCAGACTTAGCAATCCCCAATTCATTAAGATGATTAATCACATGGTTGAAATTCGTGATTTCTGGAAACTGTGGCTTATAACCAGCACCGTCATAGATTTCTTGCCTGGTCTTACGATCTTTCTTATTGTTGTCGTCATCTGGCACAGCATGGAGCCACGCCAGTTGACGGACATAAGTTTTTAATGATGCTTTGGAGCCTGTAAAAAATTTTCTAGATTAGTGATCTCAGAATCAATCTGCTCACGAATCCAAAACGCATTTTCCAAACATCCAACAATGTCGTTAGGGTCAAGAAGTTTACCGTCAGCATATTCAATCTCAAGATTGTTGAACTGCTTAATGCAAGACGCCAATAATTCATCACCTTGTCGTCTCGTCTCGTCTGACGTTAATTCTTTACCTGTACGCTTCTTAAACATCGCATTCACGGCATTTTTATACACGCTTGTGTGCTTGCCGTAAATCTCAACTGTCATCGGTTTACCTTTGGCATTCTCCAATGGCTCATCATTTACAGGATGTTTAAGTTGATATTCATTAGTTTCATCAAAAATAATCTTCATAATAGCCTCTCTATCAGCAAGGTAAGATGATCGGAAGGGGATGAAGAGTCCCTTTTCAGCCAGTACCAGCCTATCCGATCAAACGGGAGGGGGGGGAAATTAAGCTACGCTATCAACATCAATAACCGCAGCAACAGTTTCAGTGTGACCAGTCGGTGCATCAATAGTCACAGTGTCGCCAGCCGCATAGCCGGAACCTGTCTTACTAATGTAAACAGCGGTTACAGTGGTGCCGTCAGTGGTAACGACAAACTCAACACCAGTACCAGCACCGGAAGTAGACGCTTGACCAACGGTATAATCGCCAGCAACGCCACCAGTGTAAGTACCAGCGGTGTTAATGCTTGAAGTCAATGCGCCGGTCGATAATACGTTCAACGTATCCAAGCAAAGTACCAAAGTACCATTTGCGAAGATGATGTTGTCGATAGTACCGATTGCAGTTGAATAACCATTAACCATTGCTTGAAAATAATCAATATCACCATTCTGATATGTGATTCGCATAGCGTAGTAGTTATCACTGTTATTGGCTGCGCTTAACAATTGCTGACCTGCGTCAGTAATGTCACGACCAACGCTAAAGCTACGTTCGCCTTGAGAGTATGAACCCTTTCGACGCTGCACTTCACGTTCACCAAGCGGAGAGTAATCAACAATGTTGAACTCTTTACCGGCTTCACCTAAATCGACAACTTCTGCCACATCGGTGTAACTTAACGCAGCGAAAGCATCAATAGTATGGGCAGCAGGCAATGTCGCACTAATCGCAAGTTGCGCCCCTGCCGCCGTAATTACATTTGAATTTGCAGACATTAGACCTGCCTCCTATGAAAAGTTTCTATAACGAATACTTACTGGTGTAATTTGCCAGTTAGCATCATAAAATGACGGGCCAATACTGCCTGACCTGTCGATACACACATTGTCAAGTTGCAGGTTGCGGGGGAACCCTTCAAGGATAGTCTTAGCGTAATCCAACGCCAAAATTTCACCGGACCCTTTCTCGACAAATATCGAAACCTGGAAGATTCCAGATTCCTTGTCTGTGGTCCGAAGACCTACAGGCATTGTGTCACTTGGTAAAACGTGCGGTACGATATGTTCATCAGTCGGGGTACTCGCACCAACATTCGGATAATAGATCACAGGGAGTCCGACAAGGGACTTCAAACGATCTAACAGCGATATTTTAATGTCATTAAGAGCCATTAAGCGCAATCCTGAAAATGTCTTTAAATATATTCGTATTAATCCTGACCATTCCAGCCGGTGCCTGTGTCGAATGAGCACCAAACTCAATCATATTAGCGTAGGGTGTAGGATTAGCGAACCATGCAACTTTACCCGCCGCTTCATCTGCAATGAGTCTAACCTGTGCCAACGATGTCGCACCACTGGTGTTCGGCTCTCTCGGTGATAACCCCGCAGGAATATCGCCGCCAACCCCACTGAACCAACTATTGACTAACGTACCAGGGACATAATTCGGCTTATAATCCTGAATACTCTCGACTTTACCAGCCGCAACTGCTTTTTTCGCGCTAGTCCACAGTGACTTATCGCCTACCGGCGTATCATCAATGATCTTAGTGCATAAATTTGTAAACGTCTTAGACACTGCTTTTCGCATTCTCGCATCTAACTTAGACGTTGCAGCTTGCATATCATTACCGAAACTCACTATGACCTACCTTGTGCGACATACATCAACACTTCGGATTGTGGCCCAACCTCTTCGAGACTGACCAGTCGATAAGTAACACCGTTGTCAATGACCACCCCTTCCTTCGAGATCGGTGTGTCGCTGGCTATCGCAATTTTTCTATCGCCGTGTTGAATGATACCGTCACGCTCTTTGACATTGAAATTAAATATTGCAGCCTTCACAGTAATATCAACGGGTGTTCTAGTCGGCTGATAATCGGTTCCAGAATTCACATACTCACGGTAGATCACGTCTCTACCCAAACGTGAGATCATTGATTTAATGTGAGTCTTGAAACCTTCCAAAGCCATTAGATGCACCCTAACCCATGAAAGCTTGGTTGTATCTTATCAAGGTTAACCAAACAACCCCCTGATAACATATTAGCTGTTTCGCCAAATGGCGTAGACAATATGCCAGTACCACCCTTGGACACAATATACTCAACTTCATACTCGTTGAGCAACATTTCACGCTTCAATGGTGCGCTATCTTTACCAATATTTGAAGACACGAGTAAATGAGCGGATAAATACGCCTCAGTCTGATCATAACAATCACCTTCTGAGAAACCCATGCAATCGGTTACTCGACCCAATAAACAACCCGCCGCTGTAATGAAAGGTTGAATTTCATCGTCAGTCAACGTACTACCTGTGATCGCTCTAACCTCATCTGGTGTAATCGCCATCTTAACTCACCTGTGCCTTGTCATACATTATGGTGCGAATGGTCAACCCGCCGGTATTCGGTACAATGTTATACAACCACCACGTCAGATCATTTAATATAACATTGTGAATGGTCTTATCACTCGCTTCAACAAATGTTTCGATGTCAGTCTTATTAGCTTTAAGCCAATCTCTACCAAGCTGTAAAATTTCTTCGTCAGTCTTGCCGGTGACGGTCATCTGCAACATCCCAATCAGAGTCAGACTTAAATCATTAACGATATTCTGTCTTCTGCGTCTACCTTCCTCGATTGACTCTTGTTCATTATAGTATTTAATCAAGTCTTTTGTTTCTTCGGCAATAGAACCATCATTAAGATAATAAGCAATTTTACTATCACGTCTGAGACAGAAACCACTTGAATCCCGATACCATGTGAACGACACCTCTAACACTGGCGTATCGTAATTAACACCGTCACTGTTCGCATGATATACGGTCTTCTTTAATTCACCACGAACGATTGTGTGGACTGGATGAAGACGAGCTATTAAACCAGTCTTATAATTGATAAACCCTGGGAAAACTGTCTCATCAAACGTATCAGCCACATGGTCATAAATACGGTAGGTTCTAATAGTTGCATCGTGAGTAGCCACAATGTCATCGAAGAGATTGCGGTCAGCAGTGGAAAAACCTTCGGTGAAAACGGCAACGGTTCTATCAGAAGTAACAATAACGCCTTCGAACGTGTCAGGGAATGATAATTCAAGCGCCCTATGCAACTCTTCGGGGTTTATTTCTCGTTCGATTAAGTATTCCATCGTTCTACCGTGATACCCGCTGACTGAATGGTTGCCTTCTTTTTCTTTTTGATTGTTGCGAACTTCAATTCAACCTTATTCACACCTTTCAACAAGGGTAATACTAGATCAGGGTATGACTGTATCAACTTCTGATCTTTTGAATCTTTAGGCTCTTGAACATGTTCCCAACACACCACATCATTAACTAATAATTGAGCCATGAAACTAGAACGGGTTGTTTTCAAGTCCCAAATATATGTAGCACTTATTTTATAACTGGCATCATGCTTTGCTTCAAAATCCAACTCCAGATATGTTATTAAATTAGTTAACGTGGTGGTCATTGGTGTTAAAGTGGCCACGGAATGTCGATCTAAATAATTCTCAATTGTGACTGGTGAAGGGGAACCAATGTTACCTCCTTCGCCACCCCAGTCTGTTTCAACTTCAGTTTGCTTAACAAACGTGCCTTGAGAACTAAGACAGATAGAGCCAACTGGTGAATCTTTTCCTGCAATATTAGGGTCATCGTCAGTCGCGACAATGTGTATCTCCTTACCACTTTTCGTAGTAAGGGCGATTACATCAAACTCTACCTCATCCTTAGCCACTTATATTAAGCTCCAGTAAATGAACCAACCGAGGCAAATACATCACTCAAGTTGTTAGTATTGATAGTCAAGCTCATTGTCTGTGCAGCACCAGTACCAGTGAGAACTGCGTCAATAGTAAGACCATTAACCTTGCCACCGATTTTATACTTAGCTGATTCAATGTGAACGATACTAGACGCATCGGCACCTGAATGCCCGTTATGACCAGCGTCAACAATCAACACTTCAACGCGACCAGTGGTGGTATCTCTAACACGTACTTCATAAACGGCAGAACCAATGTCATCTACTAGCAATGAACCTACTGCCGTATGTGAAGTAGCACCGATGCTCTCAAATTGCTTGTTAGCACCACCCTGCAACGCTGTGATATTAGTTGCATTCGTACCAACTTGAGTATCAAGAGTGGTAAGAGCCACAGTGTTATCTGTCGCGCTGTCTAAGTAGTTAGTACCAGACAAGCCGTTCCAAGTGCCGTCAGCATTAACCTGACTACCTAGAGAGGTTTCAAGAGCGTCAACCTCGGTTTGCAGGTTACTAAAGTTCGTGCCTAAGTTATCAATCGCAGTGTCTAACTTAACATCTGCATCGGTCATGCTTGTGGCAGCATCTAGGTAATTTGTACCGGAATAACCGTTGAACGTGCCATCAGCATTAACCGCTGTACCCAATGAAGTCTGTGTAGCGTTAACTTCTGTTTGAAGCGTTGAAATGGTGCTCGATAGACTGGTGATAGCAGAAGCATTGGTGCCAACCTGACCATCCAATGTTCCAATTGCTAATTCAAGAGAATCGCCATTCGAAACGTAATTGGTGTTGCTGTACGTCGGTAATTCATTACCATCAGCATCTTTACCAATAAACGCTTGGATGAAACCGAGTTCAGTCAATGAACCAGAACCGGATTGGACCCATGCTGCGCCGTTGTATGAGAATTGCTTACCGGCGTCAGTACCTTCCTGAACGTAAAGAGCGTCGCCCGTAGTTTCAGTATTAGTATCTTCAACAAGGGTAGCACCAGCACCAGGAGTGCCAGTTACAATGAATACATTCTCAGCAGAGCCAGTGATTCCAGTGAATAGAATTCTGGTAGTATCAACAACCGTCTCACCGTCAATCGTACCGGTGTTAACAGCAGTTTCAGCAGTGGCTAAATCAGCGTAAACAGTGTCGTCTTTGACTAATACTGGTTCACGCCATGATTGACCAGAAGCAACAGAGTCAACGTATTCTTTACTCGCACCTTCTACCCACTTATCGGCACCTGCACCACCTGTTTTCTTGCGGTAGGTTGCGCCCGTGTCCGAGAATGCAATCGAACCAGCCGGTGCTGCGTCTTCTTTCGCTGTACCTGAAGGTGCGCCGCTGATGTCAAAGACAACCGCGCCACCATCAAATTCTAAACCGTATCCAATACCTGTATAATCTAAAGCCATTTTTCTATACCTCAGTGGCAAATTGTAATGCGCGAATCATTATGTTCGCACCGTGATTATTGTCGATCAGTAGTTCTAAATCACCACTGTTAACCTGTACATCCACTGTGAATTTAACATCCTTCCCGTTTCGTGATTCTATGTGTGTAGCCGAACCACCTGAAACAGTAGCGTGGATAATCTTCTGTGCCGATAAACCTACACCATCTGTCGCAGTAATTATCCAACTCGCCGCGATATACCCACCAACCGACAAACTACTAACCACATCACCAATCGCCCCCGTAGCAACCGCTTCTGTAATCTGAGTGCCAATACCGCCACCACCGGCACTCGCTGGTAAATCTGGATAAAAACCAGTCATTAAACTGGCCTCACATTTATCTTCCCTTTATTGTTTGGACACATTGCCCAAGCACCGGAATCACCTGAATCGTTTCTGAGTCTTACACCGTTATCACGTTGGACGATATTATACGCATCGTAATCAATCGGTGGCTCGCCAGTGAGAACGGTCAGATAGACATCGCTCACACCAATATTTTGCACTGAAATCGCTGTACCTACAGTGATACCTGTTGCCGCATATATATCAACCCATGTGTTGATCGGCAAATTGATATTCTGTAAGGTATCAGCCATTTCTCAAATCTCGTAAAAAGACCCGTCAGCACGAAGCATGACGGGCTTAGACTACAGTGGTTATTCTTCGTCAGCATCTTCTTTCTTAATGCGTTCAATCATACCACGCTTTTCCATCTTCTCAGCTTGCTTGGCACTCAAAGTCAATTGTGTGCCTCTTGGCTTCAACTCAGGACGACCATCGCCGCCCTTAAAGTATAGGCCATCATGTGTCACCACATGAGTCGGTTTCTTTGCAGCAGCCATGACAGCCTCCTATTAACCCAAGTCTTGGGCGAATAACGCACACTTGTTACCGAAGTAATCTGAGCGTACTTCAAAACCGATAGCACCCCAAACCGCAAACTCATAGTTAGAGTTATAAACCGGACGAGGCATAGCCACAGTGTTAACAGCCATACCAACAATTGGACGAACCAAGTTGTCAGATAGCGGAACTGCCATGAACTCGTTACCGCTCAACTTAGAACTGATCTTAATTGAAGCAACGCCGTTCAACTGTGCAAGACGGTTTGTGATCTTCTCAGAGCTGTAAGACTCAGAAGAATTACGCTCGAAGTTAGACGCCATCTCGCGAGAGATATAGTAAGTCGCTTCTTTCTCACACTTGTTAGTGATCCAAAGAATATCGCGAACCAACTTAAACGCAGCTTCGATTTCAGCATAAGTCTTAGTCGTGTCTGTGAAGTCAAAATTGATACCAGAAGCACCAATGTTAGCTTGTGCAACACGGTTATCATTACGCATACCAGCCCAACTAATACCGTCAATCGTAATCAATTGACCTTTAGCGTCACGGTGTCCGTCAAGGAACTGATCAATAACGTGGCGTCTGATAGATGCAACACATTCGCGCTGATCATCAATCAATGCGTCAAAACCTTCGGAGCTTTGGGCATTCCACTCACGCCAGTTGCGACCGAAACCAGTGTCATGAATAGGTACGATCGACCCATCATAATCAAACTCGGTTTGATCCATCTTGACGCCAATTTGACCCGTCATGCTGGTTTGAACTTTACCTGCATCAGATGCACGTCTGAACTTGTGAGTCAGCTTACCGATACTCACAGAACGAGACAAAGGCAACAAATCATTCAGGATGGTATCACCATCGTCTGATCTGAAACGCTGGACTGTCACGTTGTCGAACTCTTGGTAAACGTCTTGAGGGATTAAACCTTCGTTACCGACCATACCAGATCGACGCAATACGTCAGCGTGTGCTTCTTCATTAAACATGTAACCGTCACGCGCACGAACAACTTCCTGCCACTGTTCTTTGCCTGCGCGACTATTACCGATAATAGCTTCTTGGAAAATCATCTTTAATACTCCTTACGCAACACGTACAGCGACAAGTTCAGCCGCAGCGGTCGTCACAGCTTCGTCAGCGTAGCACAAAATCTCTTCCGTACCATCTGTCACAGCCTTCTTCAATGTACCATCGGCATTACTCGATAGTGCATCACCAACTGCCAGCGTTTGACCAGTAGCGACCAACACGTTAGCAAACTCGCCAGAACGCAAAGCGATACCGACCATGTTTTCGTTCTGAGTCCATGCTGTATCAATAGACTTAGTACGTTGCTGATCTTTATCAGCCACGATCAACTGTTGACCGAAAACTGTTGCAGCAATATCACTCGCGTCTAAACCAGTGGCAACATTTTTCAACAATGAGCCTGGTAAGATCGCTGCGCCTACTGCCATACCTTCGACATTAAGCGGTTTGTGATTTGAATTGTCAGCAGGACCGACATAAATAACTCTTTTACCGATTGTAGACATTGTTCAATCCCTCTTATTTAGGCATTTCGGTAGGTGCTCTCAACGCAGCGTTCGCGTCAGCATCACCGTGATTGACCAATGGCAAACCGTAAGACTGTCCACAGTTGCCTGCCATCTCTTTCAGTTTTTCAACTGGGAGCATTTTAGCACTGTCGGCATCAAGACCAGTATACTTACCGCTATTAACGATCACATCAACATATTGTTGCTTCTCGTTTTCAGCATTGGCATTCAATTGTGTTTTCAAACTAGCCACTTCGTCGGACAACGGTTTCACAGCATTAGCGACGATTTCAGCCAAATCGTCACCTTTAGCGCCTGCATCGTCGCCTTTCGATTGGTTAGCTTGAAGTTTGTTGTATTCGCTTAACAACTGATCATCGGTAAGACCTTCCGTCTTAACACCAGCGTCAGCTAAAGCGTTGAGTAACAACTCTTTCATAGCATCACCTTCTTTACTATTTACTTTCGGGGTATATGTCACAGTCTTATCTACAGAGATAGGAATGCCGACAATTCTTGCTTGATCCCCGTCCAACCGGAAGGGAACCGTATAATATCCTTGATTAGTCTCGAATATACACTGGCTGCCTTGTAAATCAACAATGTTGATCCATTCAGCACCAATGACTTCGTTTAACTGCTTGGTTAACTGCTCATATACTGCGTTAACCGATGGTGTTGCCGATGGTGCGGGATCAGCCATCTCGACATGCTCAATCTCGACCTTATCACCCTCGGCATTCACAGCCATACCAACACCTTGATGTGGTTGCGCAGCACCTACGTTATCTAACAGTATAGCATCATGGTCAAATACCATGTTTCTAGCTATCCAATCGTACTTCTCGCCTTCTGCGTTCGTCTGAATACCGTCGGTAGACTCAATCTCTAACCACACGCCTGTGCTGGTGTGAATCGGTCGTGGATCATCATTCGTTTCTAGCTCTTCGATACGATCCAGCAAACGTTTACCGCGCTCAGACTTCAATGCTTCCTGTACGTTAATATGTTTTTCAATATGTACACGGTTATCTTCACGAGTGACATTAACATTGAAAGCACCAGCATGGTAATTATGAATAGCATGGGGATCAGAAGCAGAAATAAAGTTGCCATCTTCATCTTTAGGGTGTTCGACGGGTGCGAGCGTTCGCTCCAAGGTCTTATAGGATTTTTCAATCTCTTCACCAGGATACAAGCCCCCATTCATCACCACATCATTAGGTAGCGTATAAGAACTCACAATAATGTGTTCAACGCCATTGATAGTTTCGCGCTTAACAGCGTCTTTCTTCACCGAGGAAGAACATAAAATCAGTTTACGCTTGCTCATTTCTAGCGTCCTTAAATTGTTTCCGCTGACGTGGATCAGCTATTTCACCATCTTCATTAAATACAATACTTCGGATCGAACAGTAACAATTAATTTTGTTCGCACCAGTATTCCACCATTTTCGCTGTTGCTGAACAGTGTACACCTTATTATGACGTGCTGCATGATGTCGCCTGGTCGTGGGTATCAACGCAGACTTATGCACCACCCCCATACCAACACCTGACAAACCTTCCAACTGCTCAACCGTGTTCAATCGAGCGTCAGTGTATGCCCTATTAACTTCTGTTCGAGCTATCCGCTTTGCGTTGCTCTCAGACACGCCGAACCTGTCTTTAATATTCTGCTTAATCTCGGTGGGCGTCAACGCACCCTTCATACCGTCATTAATCACCTGGAATACCGACTTAGCCGTATCTTGTCCAAGTGTCTTAATCAAACCGTAATTAACCGACTGTGCATCTCTCAGGCCGCTCAAATATTGCGGCGAATATAAAATCGGCTGCACTGTCACGGGTTCTTTAACAATTCTGTTGAAATCAGTGATTTCATCCAACACACCTTGTCGCCAAGGTAACTCAATCTGTGACTTATACCACCAATCATGCGGCATCGTCTGTGACATCGTGCCTAATTCACCTTGCATGATGTCCAATATCGTCAACCATAGAAAATCGACATCATACTGATAAGCGTAGAACTTCTCACGAGCGTTCACAGCCGTCACAGGTATTGCTTTAAATTCTCGCAGAACCCGTTGCTGTGATCGTCTCAGACGCTTCCGTAACTTAGCGGTGGTATTCCGCACGTTACCGCGCTGACCATTCGGATCAGCTTTCGTCTTCCGACCCATCGCTCTCATCATCTTCTGGTTCAGGTTCTAACTCATCATCCATCAGATCAGGTTCTTCGTCCGGTAAATCTTCACCCTTGAAACCGGCCTGCACACGTATCTCTTCGGCACCAAATACCATCGCACCACCGGACTGATAATTCTCTCGATTGATGTCAGCCATCTTACGTGCGTTCTCTAATTTTTCAGTCTTGGACAACGCCATCAAGTCATCCCAGTAAACTTCATAGTCACTGGATGGCAAAATACCGTACATAATCAGCCAATCAATCACATCGGTGACTAATTCACTAATGAAATTACCTCGACGGGAGTTAACCATTGACAAAAACGAGCGGGAGTCTTCGTTACTGGCCAGTCGTCCGGTCTGTTGACCTATGAGAATCGTTGACGGGATATTTACAGCAGCGGCAATATCATTCAATGCCGACATAAAAAACTGCTCAGGGTTAATCATGCTCGCCTGTAACACTTTCGGGTCCAACCCTGGTGTCCACAGTCCTCGTCTCGATCTATCCTTCTGGAACTCATCGTACTTGTCGTTGAACTTATCCAACAATTCTTTATTTACGTTCGCACTAGCAATATCTTTCAACTCGAACACAATTGTCTGTGATGCGTTCTTATAAAATCCTTCACCACCGGCACCGATGATCTTACGCAAGTCCATTAACGAGTTATAACCCGCTTCAAGCACTGGCGTTCCGTAAATCGACCCATCATCTGCACCTTCCGCAGCCATGATCAACCGTGACGGATGAATACTGAATGAATTATTATCCTTCTCGTTACGATTACCAACACTACCACTATTAAACTGGTACATTGTGGGTTGACCGTAAGTCTCTGACATCGGGTCTTGGTCTGTTTCAAGTACCTTCAACTGACCTTCGTACAACGGTATCATCTGCACCAGCGACTTAGTACCGGACAATTTACCAGCAATCGGCTTATGTGGGGGCTTGTTATCACGTACTCGCATGAACATACCGGCATATCGACCGACACGCTGTCTGGTGTCCAGACCTTTCACACGATGCCACAGGTTCGTTTCCCTGACTAACTCATCCAGTGCATTATTAAACGCCTCATTCTCACTCTCGACCACAGGGGGAGTCATCCATGACGCATCAACGGGGAGGTCAATAATATTTTTAGCAACACCGAAACGGCGATACATATTCCAGAAATGAGAGAATTGCAGAGAACCAGGATAACCGAAATCAGCATAGATATTGTGCATTGTATCGGCGTAGTCATATCCACCGCTAATAGCAGATGCTATACGACTTCGGAGGGTATCAGCACTAGCGTTAGCGTTAACGCGAATTCGAGGTTTTGTCATAATACTACGAATCATAGCATGTACATGGTGGAATGCAACACACGATAACTGTTGACATAACCGTCAGCATAGAATAAACTGTTTCGTACTGAATAAATAAACGGGAGAACAGATATGACATTAGCAGTTTTAGGTTTCGCAATCGGTATCGTTATTGGAGTATATGGACGATGAAACAGATAATGATTAGTACAAACATGATAGCAGTTCACGATCCTTGTGATGATTTTCAATTACTGCTTAACCATCTTGAGCAAGATGAACCTAACGATGAAATGTTTCCATTAGTTAATGCGCTAGAGTCAAATTCGCTTGATGATGTGTTATGGGCAACACAGTGTTTACCTGAATACAACATACTGTGGCAGCGTTATGCCTGGTGGTGTGCTAAGCAAGTTGAACATTTAACAGAAGACAGACGGGTTCATGATTGTCTTAATGTTGTCAATAAATATATCAGAGGCGAGGTGACAGACGAAGAACTGATTGATGCTTATGCTGCTGCTCATGCCGCTCATGTTGCTGCTGCTCATGCTGCTGCTCATGCTGCTCGTGCTCGTGCTCGTGCTTATGCTGATGCTGCTGCTTATGCTGCTCGTGCTACTAATGATGCTGCTGATGCTGATGCTCATGCTGCTGCTCGTGCTGCTGCTCATGCTGCTGCTCATGCTGCTAATGATGCTGCTGCTCGTGCTGCTGCTTATGTTGCTGCTTATGCTGCTCAAAAAGAAAAACTAATACAAATCCTTAACGCAGGAGAGTGGGTAGAATAATGAGCAGATTAATACTGGACGGGAAAGAACTTCACCTTGAGATCACGCATATATCGGCTAAGTTTCCTTACTTCGAGTTACAAGCGTACATGCACGAAGAATGGGACAAACTGTTAGAATATTGTGCTGCACGAACGCTATTCGAAGACATTCATATCATTCATCCTGACGGTGATACCGTAATGCTGAACAATTGCCTCATCACAGGGGTTACGGTCACTGGTACGCCGGCAGCTGTTTCAATTACATTGGAGATTGCACCATGACCGATGCACTTGACCTTGGTAAAGCAATTAAACAAACGGAGCGTAATATATATCTGGAAATCACGAACATCGTGGAGCGTGAACTGAACGATCTTCACAATCGTACAGGGTTAGAGATTGATGGCATGGGTGTTTCGCTCACGTACTCTCAGTCATTAGCTCAAAGACGCAGGGACTATAAATTATATGATGTTAATATCGATGTCTCGATCCCTAAACCCTTTATTACCAATACACTGGAGGAAGAACCGTATGCGTTCTAAATTACTTGAGACTGTTGTTGGTGTGAGCGTGACTATCATACTTGCATGGACTGTTGCGGGTTCGGTACGTGCTGAACCTACCGGACGGGTGGAACTCGTTCGGGTTTATGATGGTGATACATTCTATGTGAACGTGGACGGATGGCCTGACATTATCGGCACTAACATAGGTATCCGTATCAACGGTGTGGACACACCGGAACTCAGAGGTACCAAATGTGATCGTGAGCGGGAACTCGGTTACGTGGCCAGGGATTATGTTCACAGGCATCTGCGAGGTGCTGACCGTATCGAACTACGTGATATGCAACGTGGTAAATATTTCCGTATCGTTGCTGACGTTCATGTTGATGGCGTCCGTGTGGCTGATTTACTTATCGGTCACGGTCTTGCTGTCCCTTATGATGGTGGTACTAAAACTCATGACTGGTGCATACCGCCAGTGCAACCACAGGAGACTCCACATGTCCCTCATTCGCAGCAGCAACGCTGATAAACGCTGTAATGCTTGTGGTGTGGTAAAACCACTTGATCAATTCTATCGAAACAACGCTACACTAGATGGACGGACCACTCGGTGCCGTGTATGTGTCCGTGGTGCAGCGTCACCGGACAGATCATTCAGTCCGGTGACGCTTCGTGCTGACCCTATTAACCGCTTTCTTACTGAACCACTAATCCAGCCTTGAGTTGAAACAATTCATACCACTGAATGGGCATGTCCGCATGTCCCTTCTCCCAATCTGTCCACTGGGCCGCTGTACTATAAATCAAAGCACCAGCGGTATACGTGTCAATCTTCAACCCCTTTCTTACACTTGCTAACCAGCTTGCACTCGGACCACCGGCTAACCTGAGACCACGGTGATTCTTTTTCAGCATCATCAATTCAAATATCTGGTACGGCATCGCAGTCACGCCTCTCTCGACATCCTTATACGAACTCTGGCTGATATGTAATAACTTAGACAATTTAGCCACGCCGGTTCCCTGTGCTTCTCTCAGCTTGCTCACCTGGGCCGCTGTGGGTGTCAATGATTCCTGATATTCCATTGTGTAAAACGTACTGTGATACGACTCTAATGATCTACCGGCAGCTAACCATCGCATCCTTAATGTATACATATCTCTTACATTTGTTCGTGGTAAACCTTCGACATCATAACTGCCTGACGCTGTTGAAACCTTCATAATAACCTCCAAACCGTTGACGAACCGTCAGTATGACATAACTTTTAAAACTCTTCCACCCCTCTTCAGATCTGTTGACTTATGTTATGCTGACGAAGGTAACTTTATAACATAAATGCTGATCTGCCCACACCCGAACCAAACCCGTTCGGGTACGAAGTACGGGTCCCCTTGTGGCAGTAAGGCCACAGAGCAATTGTTGCGCTTAAAATTCCCGAACCGAACCCATTCCGTTCCAGAATTGCCTTAAACCGTTTACTTTACACTATATATACCTCTTTTCTTTATTTTCTATTATAAAAGTAAGGGGAGTAAAGGAATAGTAAGTAAAATAAAGGAAAAACAATAACTTGTGGTGTCCCGCAAGTCCGGTACAAGTATGTTGAAGTGTGGGCATATCGGAAAAAACCTTTTAAAATCAACGCTAATGGTACAGGGAACCACCTTGTGACTGTTGTGGTGGTACTGTGAACTCACTTCGTGTTATCCTTGATTCTGCGGATAGGTTAGCTACTGAAAGCATTCGACACCCATCGAGTGTTTCCGCTTCAAATCAAACAATGGGTTCTCTGTGGGAGGAGATTTATCATGCGTAGCGTTAATGGCGAGAGACATCCTGAACTGAATTTCCCTTTGTGTGTTTACTGTGGCGACCCTGCGTGTTCGAAAGACCATGTGCCGCCGATCAGCAGAGTCGATGATTATCTATCGCTTGGCTTGCGCCGTGAAGTATTCATCAAAGTTCCGAGTTGCTTGTCATGTAACAAAATGCTCGGTGATTCTCTACAGGATAATTTCCTTGATCGTGTTGAAGTGCTCAAAGGCAAAATGTTCGTCAAGTGGTGCAAGATGATTGGGTGGGTTGAATGGGATGATGACGAGCTTGAAGAACTCGGTGTAAATTTACGTTCTCATGTCGTTGTTTCACTCGATAAACAATACCATGTGATTAAGCGTTACGAATATTACTCAGGCGTGGACATCATTCTTGATATGATCGACTAAAGTGTTGACTTAACCATCTGGAAAAATTTGACGGAAATTTGCGGGGGAAACTCGGGGCTTCTGAGACCGATTTCCAGCGCGAACACCCTGGGGGTGCCACCCCAAATCGAATTAGCTCGAAAAAGCCCGTGACAAGCTTCTCAGGAAGTCTCAGAGTATCGTTTGGCCATCATCATCGACACCAGTATTAAACGCTTGCAAATATCTTTACTTTTTGGGTATACTCTAATGAGACAAAAACGAGCCACCGTGAATACTGGCTCACAACACCACAAAAACCATGTACTGCTGAGGTCTATACCCTAATGAGAATCTACGCATATTGTCGAGTTAGCACAAAAACACAAAACATTGAGTCGCAAGTAGACGCAATTATGAAGCGTTGTCCAACTGCTATAATTCAGGAAGAAAAGATAAGTGGTAAAAAGAAATACAGGGATCGGCCAGTGCTTGATAACTTGCTTAATCTGATGCAGTCAGGTGATAAATTGGTCGTGTATAAACTCGATCGGCTCGCAAGGTCGTTAAACGATTTACTACAATTGACACAGTTATTTGATGAAAAAGGTATAGCACTTGAGATACTTGATCAATCAATCGACACGTCTTGTGCAAGTGGAAAAGCCTTTTTACAAATGCTTGGAGTGTTCGCCGAATTCGAAACAAATCTAAGGGGTGAGCGACAAGCGCAAGGTATTGAAAAAGCTAAACAAAACAACACGTATAAGGGACGTTCACCTAGCATAGATTACGAGAAAGTTATTGATTTATATGACGCGAACTTGACCATCGATTCCATTGCCCTTGAGATGCGGGTGTGCAAGAGTAGTATATATCGGATATTAAACAAGTTTGATGTCAAAAGGAGAGCAGCATAATGCTAGGTTCAAAACGTGGTGTCCAAGTATTAAGAAGTGAACAAAAGCAGATACTAAGACAAGCAGTGGAACAACGCAACGGACTAGATCATATAATCGACGTGATTGAAAGATTAGAATCGGACGTATTCGAACCTCAACAATTCATGCAAATTAAAGCCGCATTAGATGCACGACTGAAGCTATTGAATAAATACTTACCAGACTTAAAATCAGTGGGACCAGCCGACCAGCCGACCGACCAGCCCACCCCTGTGGTTATAGATGCCGCAGACTATGAGAGAATGCGGCGACAAATGCTAGACATTGACGACTGTTAACCATGTCTAGTAAAAACACTCTCGTACATATACGTTAAAACGCATATCAAATTGACCAACATTAGTTATTTTGAAAACGTAATCACCAGTGATGCCGTCCGCGATCTGTTTAGGGTCATCATTTTGGCCAGGGTGGAACCCATTTTCGTATTGGTCAATCAATACATAACCATGTTCAAGTAATTGTTCATCAGTTATCCAGCCAGGCAACGCGCTATTGTGATCATTCTCGCATTCTTCTATCCATTCACTCACGTCGTCGTCAGGTGTTAAAACGTAACCATCACAGAATTTGATAGCGCATATCCAGTGGTGTGAGTCTGGAGAGGTGCGCCATGCTTTATCGTTGTCGTAATCGATATACCACTCGTCAGACCACTCGAGTTCATAGCCGTTATCAGTCAATAAATCTTGAATATCAGAATCAATATCATTCCAGTTTGCGAAAATGATCCCTTTTTCCGGTGAGTGATAACCTAGTTCGCCATAACCACTGCAATATTCAGCATGATGAACTTCGCGCAACCATGTGATAATGTCGTCAATACTTGGTAGAGTGTAATCACTGCAAACCATGTATTGATCGGATTCAGCTTGAATAGCTGCAAATAATTCGATATTGCTAGCAACCAACGCACCAGCGGGGCGATATGGAAGTTCATAAACATTGTTAATACCCTCGGTTATTGATTAAGTAGCGGTAATTATGCGCTCAAAGTAAACGGTTTAACAGGTCATTTTCGGACAATCATGTTGAATTGTTCAATTGTTAAACCACCGGCAATGCATTGATCACGTAAATTGTTCAAGTGTTTACTGCGTTTACGATCTCTCAGATAACCGAGAGGGTTACGTGGTGTTAATGTGACCTCGGCTATTAAACGATTGTGTAAGTATACCCTAACAGCACTAGGATAACCCGCACGCCCCGAGGTATTACTAACGCGAACACCGGCAACGGATAATTCGTGATCACATCGACCGGCTTTAATAACCTGGTTCGCTTGCTCATTGGTCAGCCCGTAATGACTGGCGAAGCCCGTCACACTGATGAAGTTATTCACATAATCTAGATAAAGTTCTCGATTATTCATTTGTTAAGCTCCCGTCTTTTAATTATTCGATAGCTACCGCGCTCATTTTCACGATAAGCTATTAAATCAGTCTTAACTTCCCGGTATGATTCGCTGGCTGTTAAGTCTTCCCAACCGTGGTCATATTGGCCTTGTAATACGTGCAAATAAATATATTTATTCATGCTATAAACCCCTCATCATTAAAATGATATTCGTTAGCTATTAATGTTTCTTTGAGTTCTTCAAAAGTTTTGAGCGTTACTGTGATAGTTTTCATTAGTCCACCTCATTAAATATAAAATATGCATAACATGGTTCCGCCATGTCGTCGATAGGTAGTTCAATATCTTTAAAATGTTTGCCTCGAAAACCTGACGCGTTGGTTAATCGTTTAATGCTTGTTTGAGCGGCTTTATACCATTGATCAAAATCTTCGGTTTCAACGCTGTGTTCGTAGTGATCATAAGTCATAGATAGCTCATTCAATAGCGCCTCTTTGATCTCTTTTAGCCACATTGGCGCATAGATAGGAATCTGGATAACTGGGTTGTGATGACCACCGAAATAATCAGACAAGCAAGTATCGTAATGTTGTAGTTCGATTTTCATTTTTAATAGTCCTGTAAAAGTTCACGTATAATGCGCGGTATTACTTTGTACAATTTTTTAGCAATGTCGCAACATGACTGATAAGTTCTAAACGCACTCATACTGTCCGAATCATATCCGTAATCACTGCACCAATTATCAAACGACTCGTCTAATGCGCTAGCATCTAATAACAAACAATGTAAAACGCTTGCCGGTGTTGGATATATAGCGCCGTTGGCAAAGGTTACACGGTCGCTAGTGTCAAGAATGGTTTTGATTTCATTTACTTGTTTTTTTGCCGTTTGCGTCAATCGACCATACTTATCAAGTTTAACTCTGTGACCAATGCCGGTTTTATATTCAGACAATTCACCATTGAATTCACGCAACCACAAATCATGTGGCCACTCGCTATCGTCCCTAGCCGCTATAAAACGAGGTGAATAATTAATGTTGTTTTTTCGTAGTAATTCGCTTACTTCCAATTCGATGTTATTCATAATAATTACACTCCCAAATGATTAGAAATACAGTGACCAACTTGGATACCAGCCAAAACACAAAGAGAGAAGATAAATAGTTCCATGTCGATCACCCGTTTATTGATTTGATGGTTAACAGTATGCGCTCAAAGTAAACGGTTGTCTGGTCATTTTCGGACATTCATCGGTCATTTTCGGACAAATTACGCTTATAAGCATCTATATAAGTAGCGCACATATAAGTAATGTTAAACCAGCCAGGTACAACTGGCACGACCTGGACGACCTGGACGACCTGGACGACCTGGACGACCTGGACGACCGGCACGACCTGGACGACCGGCACCACCGGCACGACCTGGACGACCGGCACCATAAGTCAATGGTTTACAGTGAGCGCACCAACGATCAATAACTTAGCAGCACCGGCAATACCGAATCAACAAGACCCCACTTGCATCCTCGTGTACCACATAACCGGACTTGCATCCTCGTGTACCAGAAACCCCATGACCGGACCAGTAGCGTGCCAGTATCATACCGGCTATAATTACCGCAGAGGTGACGGTATGAGCAAACTAATAACAGCGCGAAAGCATGAATGTGAACACGATGGAATATACTTCAATCGGTTCTTCTTTAAGCAGATATTTGGTAGTAAGATGATCATCAACGATCATCATGAGGCCATGCAGTCTGCGCTTGATCGTACTATGCTGTCACCGTCCGACCCTGATTTCATACCTCGATTGATCATAACCATACCGCCAGGTTACGGTAAGACGCTCCAATCCGTCATACATTACATGGCACGAGGTATGTCCGTTGATCCAAAGAACCGATTTCTGCACCTGTCCTACTCATCTACCCTTGCGATCCAGAACAGTGCCAGTGTCCGAGAACTGATAAAGTCCCGCGCGTTTCAAGAAATGTGGCCAGTGACTACAAAGGAAGATACAGATAGTAAGTCGCTATGGTGGACCGAAGAGATGGGTGGCGTCTATGCAACGTCAACCGCTGGTCAGGTCACAGGTTTTCGTGCTGGTCACATGAACGATACTAAATTTACCGGCGCGTTAATTATCGATGATCCGCTAAAACCGGACGATGCTTACTATGAAACAAAGCGTGAAGCGATCAACAACCGATTCAACGAAACCATAGCATCACGTCTAGCCGTTGAAACTGTACCTATCATTGTAATTATGCAGCGTATTCACTGGCATGATCTGGTCGGTTATCTGTTGCGTGGTGGCTCCGGTGAGAAATGGCACCACCTGGACATGCCGGTCGTGGTGGATAATCAGTCATCATACCCAGACGAATACACCCATGGTATTCCACTCGCTCACGGGCTACCTAACGGGTGGTTGTGGTCACTGAAGCACGATGATCGTAATGCTGTTGCTCTACGGTCGCACAGACGAAAATTCGCAGCCCAGTATATGCAACGCCCCATGCGTAGGAATGAAGAGACAGCCCTATGGCGTGAAGAAATGTTGAATATGTGCAGGCTGGACGTGTTCGATACGGTGGAGCGCACGGTGGTAAGTGTTGACCCCGCCACTACTAATAATGACACCAGTGATATGCATGGAATCATGGTAGCGAGTCGCCACGGTGATAATATGTATACGGTGGACGCCGACTATACCCGACATGGTTCACCGCAAGATTGGGCCACCACAGCGATTCAGGCGTATAGTAACCACAGTGCAGACGCTATCGTGATAGAGACGAATCAGGGCGGCGATATGTGTGAACAGACGTTACGAAACGCCGGTTTCACAGGTCGTATCATCCGTGTCCATGCAGCGAAAGGTAAAATTGCCAGGGCTGAACCAATTGCAGCATTATATGAGCAAGGATTCGTTAAGCATCATCCAGGGTTAGAAGACCTAGAAACGGAAATGTTGGACCTCGACCCGATCAGTGGTAAATCCGGTGGTAAATCCCCCAACCGTGTCGATGCGTTGGTATGGGGGATGACTAATTTATCACAAGGAATGGAAATGAACGAACTGTTGAAGTTAGTGGTGGGTACCTAACACCCCCGACCCTATGCGCCGAGATCATTAAGTAATTCACATATCTCAACAGCAACATTACGATCAGGAAACTCAAAGCTGAATCGAGTTTCATAACCGCCAGTGCGCCGGTCAATCTGTTGCACATTCATGCAAATTTCAGGGTAATGTCGTTGCAACACTTCTAAGACTTGCAAGAACTTGTGTATTTTACGTTGTGCGGATTCAGCCACAACTTGGCTATCCCGTGTGACTAACGGGTTAAGATGGTCCGTGTGTCTCTGGACGGGAGTCACAGTACCGGCACCGAACATGTATTTCTCGGTCGGGTAAATTTCCCAATCGGTTGCTGTAACGTCATCCCCGTCGAAACACGCCGAATGTCTTTCCGGCATGTGGACAATCTCTTCTGACGCGAAACCGATCTCAGATGTAACGTATTGATCATCATCCCATTCAGCTCTTCTGATTTTCTTACCTTCTCGCATCGCCGTCAAAGCTTCTTCAAATTTCATACAAATACCGCCTCTTTCTTGTTTACCGCATCAACCATTCCACGTAATTCAGGTTCTAATATGCTAGGAAAATAAAGTGCGTTCATTGTCTTCGCCGAGTTACTGCTCGATACGTGATAACCTGCACGATCTTGCACAATGTAAAAATTATTCGCACCCCATGTGAACTCATAACCATTATTAAGTTCAGTAAGGTCAAATTTCTTCGTTGGTTTACATCGTTGCCAGTTTGTTTGCATTAACTGAACACCCGATAACTGGAAGGGAATACATTCATCGTAATGACGCATCACAAGTAAACCGTGAGCATTCACATAAATATAAGTCTCGTTCTCCCATTCACTCAACCTAAATTTAGCATCCCGTTCGTTGCGCATGATTTCCAACGCCTCTTCAAATCTCATCAATGCTCACCCCTTTCAACCGTGTTATAGAAATTAAATCCATGTACCCATCGTCCAACCGCACCACAATCGCGTACGGTGCATCGTCAGCACCCCGCACGTATCCATCGACATAACCAACGTCCCAAGGTTTGAACTTCGTACCGTGTGGGGGCTGTCTGACGATCTGAACACATGTTGCGCCGTTCGGTATACCTAACCTCATCTGATCACCTCCAGTGTCACACGTAATCCACTGGCTAACGCTTCGTACACCCGTGGATATAAATCACGGTACGCTAATCGTGACCGTGTGATACGACCCCCACGGTGGGTATCAATTAACCCCGTACCTACCAGAATACAACCGCTGGTATCATCGTCAGTATTACCCGTGTGGAAATACACCCACTCGAACCCTGGTACACCTCGAATCCACAACATACCGTCATGATCAATGCATCGGTGCGCATCGTCATATCGTTTAGCCATCGGTGAACCACGTCTAAGCGTGATATCATACTCACCAGCCGGTATACGTGTCTCATGTTGCACCTTGTCGTCCGGTTGCGCTTGGTCTTCTAACGTGAAGCATTCAAACTCATCATTGATGTATAACGCTCCCATGCTGGATTCAAGACCGTTGTTAATCGTTGCCAGTGTTAGTTTCATAAGTCTGATACCTGTCCTGGTTTCAATGGATTTTCAATCCGTAACTTACAATCGTTACATATTTTTAGGTTCTGCGTGTTAATGCGGATCAACGGTCCACCACAATTAGGGCAGTTATCGCGTCTGGTGTGAGCGTACATCGAGCGACTGTCAGTGATACATTGTTTGCACACATGAGTCCCGTCAACTTTGTCACGCTGACCACACTTATCACATGGTTCAAGATGTCGGTTTCGTTCCCGTGATTTCATTTCCCCATCACCTCCAATACTTGCTTGATTCTAGTGTGGGCACGTTGTTTCGTGACGCCAAGGCCTTTAATTCTCACGCCTTCTACTAGAAATCGAATAACTAGTAATTGATTCTCGTGAGTGATTCGTGTCTTAGCTAATGCAGCCATAACCGTCTCATGATCATACTGCCCACAATGTTGCGTTGTTCTCATGATGTACCTCCGTTATCAACATAGTAAACAGTTTATGTCATGCTAACCCTGATGTCAACATAGGATTAACACCTTGTGCGGCTTCATAAGCATTCAATACTTGGTCCACCGTTTGTAACTGCGTCACCGGATGATCGCGCTTTACATATAGCCGTGGTTTACCGCCGTCACAGTTAATATATCGAGGCGATCTACCTTCCTTGAGTGCAGGATGGTGGGTGTATCCGAGTGATGCCATCATTTCCTTGCGCTTATTCATCGGTAAACCCATGCTTCGGGGCAACGATTCGATCAGATCATTAAGTGCCATGCTTGATACCCAGCCGCCACGGAATCCTTCGCGTGCTTCACCAATGGCTTCCATCACCTGTTGTTCAACGCCACCCAATGAATATGATATGGCTTCATCTGTACTACTGGTGCGTGGCGCACGATGGCAATGCGTTGCGGGATTGAATTCGTCTTTGATCTTGTAAGTCGCTAAAAATTCATGAATGTGTGCTGCACCATTCTGATGTCTCAGCCAGTGATATTTCTCAGGGAAAAAATCACCCGTCATACCGTCTCTGATCAAGTCCTCAAACTCTTGTTGAGCGGTGTACATCATACCGTACCGTCGATCATTCGCAGTTTTCTTAACAGCATCCTTGTGATTACTGTTGAGGATAAAATTAGCGCAATTATCAGCCATGATCTGATCACGACCCTTGTGCTGTATCTCTAATTTATCATTACTGATCGTCGGCTTTAATATCTCTTGCACCTCAGCCTTGTGACCAGGCACATACATGTCCTCAAGGATGATCAATAGTTTGTGGTGCATCCACCCGTTGAACTGGTTAGTGAGGTCGTGAGCACTAGCAAAATGCGTATATTTCTGTCCGATGATCATAGACATGCAGTGCGAGAAAAACGTCTTACCGTTGCCCTCAACACCCTGTAGTAGCAAAGCCCACGCGAACTTAACACCCAAATGTTGAACGATTGCCGCTAGATAACATAGTAAAATTTCTCTGTCTCGTTCTACGGGTACGATTTTGTAAACCAACGTAAGGAAATGCTGAATATCCCCCTTCGCTCGCTTAGTGTTAACCGGAATGTAAGCATTAACCAATTTACGACCATCATCTTCAATCAATGCACCAGCCGGTAACTGTGGTCTAAAGCATGTCGAATGAGCTATTGGTCGCCTTATTAGCTGCGATTCCGTGAATACCTCAAACGCTTTCTTAGTTGTCTTATTCTCGTAATCCATCGCAAACGAGTAACCACCGTATGTTGCGTTGAACTGTTCGGGTTTGAGTAACAACCCTTGTGGTGTGAATATCCTGTGGGCATCCTGTACATAAAAACAACCCTTAAAGTGTTCTAGTTGTTGCGGAACCCCAAGGAATTGATACTCACTGACCACTTGTGGTTCATCAACTGGCGGCGACACTGCATCAACACCTTGACCGTAAACACGGTCACACAATGCTACGGATTTTAATATCGTTCGATGCAGGTAATCTTTACGATCCCATTTATCACGCACCAAGCCGCTACGCTGCATAATCCGCTTAACACGCTCGCAATCTTTACCTGTCCAGAATGTAAGGTGTGACGCCATAGCAGCATCGGCACTCGACGCATCATTGTTGCAACCTGATATATCACCAGCCCATAAATCAGCGAACGATGACTTAGCGCCGAACGCAGCCGCAGCAGATTTACTTTCGAGCATCTTAGCGATTAACGCATCGTCTTCACGAATACCGTTCCATTCTGGTACTGGTTCAGTTGTCCACGCTGACATGTCGAACGCGCCATCCCGTACGGTGGACTCAAAATATGCCCCCACTACAGTTGACAGGTCGCTTACCACGTTACAATCACCCACAGCATTAATCCCTGTGAGTGCGATGAAACGACCGCTGGTGTACATCTCAAGACCTAACGCAGTGTTTTTACAGCTATGCGATGGTGGCTCACCAGCATACTTACCAAAGATATGTAAACCTGACAACGATTGAGATACTTCTATTGCAGCACCAGGGACCATCGACATCACAGTGTTCGCTACTTCCGACCAGCCGTCACCAACACGACAATTATCTAAGTCTATGCAATAGAACGGATCGTCAGCAGTAAGTACGAAACCCACCCTGTATCGTTCTGATGGTAGTGCTGTTACTAACTCAGAAGCATCATTAAAATTTAGCCAGTTATTTGAATCATGTGCGCTCGAATCGGTTAATGTTACAGGGTTAAGTGGTATTTTATCCGTCTTGCCATTCGGTCGTGGTCTTAATTCGCAGACGATAAATTGCTTGTGCGCTGCAAGTGTCTGCAACGCATCCGGTAGTTGCTGCATGGGATTACCCCGCTAAGAATTTGAGTGCTTTATCTTTCACTTCTTGTTCTGCTTTTTTCGCCTGTTTGTCATTAGCCGCTAATCCTTGCGCCACGATTTCGTGAACCTCCTGTTTCACCGCTGCACGCATAATGTCGCGTTTCAGTTGAGTCATCGTGGAAAAATGCAAATTTATCGATCCTTCGCTCAACCCTGCTCTTTTTGCAATGGCTGATCTCGTTACGAACTGATAGCCTACATCCTTGGACAAGTCGAGCGCAACATTAAGAATCTGAATCTTACGCAGTGTGGAATTCGCTCGCTTAGTTGTGACAGTATGTCTAAACCCCGACTCACCAACCTCTGTGACAAGTTCGTTGATGAAATCCGTGAAATTACGCCCCATAATATTAGGAAATGAACCCACAGGGATTTGCACCGCTTCACACAATGTTTCCCTGGTTAGGTTTATTAACCCGCTTTCTCTTGCGAGACTTAGTGCGACTTCTTTAATCTCTTCTGGTGTCATTTTATTAATCCTGGAGTTGGTTATACATTGATAGTC